ATGTACGAGATCAAACTGTTCCTGGACCAGAGCAAAATCAATAAAAAGGGGCTGGCCCCGCTATCGCTCACGTCCCAGTTCAAAGGGCGCACGGTCAAGATATCGGCCGGTATCAGTATTGCCCCGGCCCATTTCAACGTTGACCACCAGAGCCTGCATCCCAAGACCCCGAACGTCGTATTGATGCGCGACCGCATCCAGGAACTAACGAAGCAGTTCACGTCAGCCCTGGCCTACTTCGACAAGCTGGGTATGGTGCCGACCAATACCGAGATTACCAATCGCATCCAGCAGCAGGTAGAGCCAGAGCAGGCAGCGGTCAAGACCAAACGCGACGAACGAATCGTGCCGTTCTTTGCCGAGTTCAAGCGGATCAGCGCGAAACGGCGCAAGCCGTCGTACCTGCGGACCTTCAATCAGGTCGAGGGACATTTAAAGAACTTTAGTACCTCGCTGACCTGGGCGATGCTGACGGAGAAAAAGCTGGACGAATACACCGACTTTCTGGTGGACAACGAGCTCAGCAACGCGACGATCCATAACCATATCAAAAATTTGAAAGTGGTCGCGGGCGAAGCCAGGAAACAGGGGTTCGTGGTACCCGACGCGATCGATAACTATACCTATAAGGGCGAGCGCACCCGGCCAATCAGCTTGACCAAAGCCGAGCTCGACGCGCTGATCCAGACGAAACCCGCAATCGGATCAGGCATGTGGAAAGCTTATGTCCGGTGGCTGTTTCGCTGCTACACGAGTCTACGGATATCGGAGTGCGATGGGCTCTCGGCCAAGAACTTTCACAAAGAAGGGGGTGAGTGGGTCGTGCGGTATACCAGTGCCAAAACCGGGAAAGAAAACATATTGCCGATCAGTACGCCCTGCGTTGACATACTGGAGTCGTGTGGTTGGCGGATACCGGCCATGTCGCGGCAGGGCGAATCGGACTATATGAAAGAACTTTGCCGACAGGCCGGTATCAACACGCCCATTGTGAAGGTAAGGCATTCCGGAATCAACCGGGTCGAGGAAACGATCGAGAAGTGGAAAGTCGTGTCGTCCCATACCGCCCGAAGAACGTTTGGCAAACGGTTTATCGAGGAGGGCGGTAGCCTGTTCGATCTACAAATCATATACCAGCACGATAGCATAAAGACCACGGCCGATTATATCGACATGACGATAACCGATTTGCTCAAAAACAGCAAAGGAATCATGAACCGGATCTAGCCTGATACTGCTCCAGCTGCGCTCTGAGGTCAACGATCATAGCGGACTGGGTTTGGATATGACGTAGCGATTCGTCCGTGAGTTCGCGATACTTATCAATCGTTTGCCGATTGGTTTTATCAATCGCCATCGCTTGATTGAACAGTTCGTCTTTTCTGTTAAGTTGTTCGTTATGGGCGGACTGTAGCTGATGTAACGTGTCAATAGAGTCCCGCTGCGTCTGGATCGTGCTGTTTCGTGACTCGATCGTTGATTCGAGCACGGATATGCGTTCGGTCAATTTCTGATTTTCAGCAGCGAGTTCGTCGGACACGCTGGGTACGACGCCACCCTTGCTGTACAAATTGGCTACGTACTTCGGCTTCAATAATTGCTGTAGCAGCAGGGCCAGAAAGCAGACTATGTAAAAAGTCAGGTCGCTAATAAACCCCGTTTTGAGCGCGACAAAGCTGGCCACAATACCGGTGATCGCTATAAAGAAACGGAGCTCTGGGGTCAGCCGCGACTTTGATGAAATTTGTTCACTATGTAGCGGTGGTGGTTTGGGGTAGGACACCCACCTGTTCTGCCAGCCAGCGGGTTCCGACATCACGTTTGGGTTAATCGTTTTCAACCCTTTCTGTCGCCGTTCCTGCCAAGAATTGATCAACAGTAAGACTTGCGATGTTACCAAACAAAAGGAGCCTGCTATAAGTATGGCGTCGGCTTGTTCATGGACAGCATTGTCAAAGAGGACAAAGTAAGCCGCGACGATTGCCAGAACAGCGGCTATTCTGAAAAAGAACCAGGCTAGTGTTGTGAAAATCATGGTAAAGAGTTGTGGTTTATGTGGTTTGGCTTAGTCTAAAAGTCTACCATTGGATTCGGCTATCGTTTTTATAGATACAGGATCAAGAAAATCTTTAATCTTTTCATTGATCGCACACAGCGACTTGATAAGCTGCACGAAGAAGGCAGCGACAGGTTCTGTATAGTCTATCTCTTGAACGGGGGCGTTGTCTGGCGGACAGATGCTACACAAATCATTGAGCCATTTTAGGGCGACACCAGACTCTAATAAATCATCGGTGCGCCAGTCTATATTAGATACGAACTCCGTCTTTATTTTTCCATTTTTGTAGAGATAATCCCGCCGAACGAACGGTTTGCAATACGCCAGAATGCCGTAAGGCATAGGAGAACTAGCGTGTTGAGGGACGGTGCCATTTATCCAGCCCGCTCCGCCAAGGGGAGAGTAGGTGCCATTAGGCGCGATATTACCATCCTTGTCCAGGACGTACGCGCATGTTGTCCGGATAGCATAGCGAATGATAATTTTTTCGCTAATCAGCTCTTTGCTGAAATAGAGATCAACAATGTCTCTGACGCGTTTAATTAACTCATCAAAGGTTTTACTCTCTATATATCCTTTGTTGCCAAGTCGATTCTGAGCCAGAGATATACCAGCCAGTTCCAATCTACTAGCTACGTCGCTGGGTAATGTTGTTGAGAAAACACCATCTTTCGTCACATTTACATCATACTGAAAGATAAACTCAGTGTCTTGTCCTTTGTCGCGAACGATTCGTTCGGTTGAAACTTTTGGCATGGCTTTGATTATTTAAAATGAATAGTGATCATGGTATCATTTGGCACCCATCGTATGCCACCCACATCCTTCCGGTATATGGTCGCGTTTCCCCAGCTGTTCCAGATAATGTACCAGTACATCGTGCGTCCGTTTTTACCGACCGTAAACCCTTTGTGTATTATAGGGTCGAGGTCCCGGTTGCCGATGTAATCCTGGTGGCAGTTGAGGGGTACGTATAGCGGCTCTTTCATGTGGCTTGGCTATTTGACGCAAGGCTGAGGAAAAACCGGCCGTCCCGGTACTCTATATCTTTGAGTATGTTGCGTCGGATATAGGTCTGAAGGCAACTGTTCAGCACACTCGGTTTGCCATAATGCCGGATACAGTTGTCAAAAATCTGCCTGTACGTGGCACCCATCGGTTCTCGCCGTAGGAACCGGCGCACATCCTCCACGAACCAGCTAAACGCGGTCCACCTATCGTTCTGCACCCCCGCTTCGTTGTGTTTACAAAACTCCGGCAGGTGGGGCCGAACGATGCGTCGATTCAGGCGTGGCTTGACCTGTTCATACACGTTTAGGTACGATCCGCCAACCGACGCGACCAATACGCCGATGCCGTAGTCTTTGCATATCCGCTGACCCATAGAACTGGGCCGCTTGGGAACAGCGACATAGCTATAATGCGCGTACGTTTTGTTCTTGACGGCTTGTTCGATCACCGCCAACCCGAACGATACCTTGCACTCAACAGCGGTGATAATGGGACCGCACTGCACCACGACATCAATAATACCCGCGCAGGGAACCTCGCAAAAGACTTCGTGAGACGGCCCTTCAAAAAACGACACGATCTCCTTACCGATTTCTGTCTCTTTCATCGCTACGTTTCAACAATACGGGTTCGGAGCCCGATCCACCTGAACCCAAACCACACGAGCAAATACAGATCGAACTCGCCAGGCTCCGGCCGGGGGCGTTTGTACACCCGCTGCACCCGTCCCACTTCGCGAAACAAGTGCTTCAACGAGCTGAGCTGAAGGTGGCGGGCCGACCACTTATTAGCTCCGTAGACCATCTGCACCATTACTTCCTGGTTGATCTGGATCAGCGAGTCGTCCCACTCGCCGTCCTCGTCAAAAAAGCTGCGTTCGGGTTGCCAGAAAATCGGCACCCAGGCGGGCAGGGTAACGACTTCAACCGGGTATTCCCCCTCACTCATCCAAAGCAAGGCTTGTTCGGGTCGGGATATGCCCACCACATTGCCGGTAGCCAGCCGGAGCTTGGCTTCAAATTTCGCTGCGTTCATGGATAGATCCGTGGTTGAAAATGGTGGATTGCGGCTTATACTTGCCGGCAGCGTGATGAATACGCGCCTTCGCGATCGGGAAATGTTCTGGGTCTTTATCAATACCGACGAACCCAAAACTTTCGATAGCGGCTGCTTTGCCGGTTGAGCCACTGCCCATAAATGGGTCCAGTACGGTTCCGTCTGTGGGTGTAACCAGCTTACACAGATACCGCATCAATTCAACCGGTTTGACGGTTGGGCATGTGTTGCGTCTAAGAATGGGCCGGTTGGGGTCAGAGGCCGAAAACCCCCGACCGCTCGCGTTCTTTATACCGCCCTGCTGTAAGGAGAATCGCCGTAGTCCTTCCTCCCTATCGGCTTTGGTTGCTTTGGGGCAGTAGAAAAAGCGGGCCAAACTACCCGTATCGCCATAGCCGGTTAAGGGCTGTTCGCCAAACTGACCGAATATATTGTTAGCAGCCTTTTTAATTCCGCTCGGTTTGCCGCTGGTCCGTTCGCCATACTGAGCAAACGCGTCCATAATAGGCTCACTACCGTCGTGCAGCACGTTGGCGGGCCAGCGACCTTTCGGGTTGGCCTCTACATTGGTCTTGCCTGACGGCTGCGTACTGCCCACAAATTGCCCCCCCGTGATGTCTGTGCCGCGACCCCAGGTAGCCGATTTCAGGTCCTGTTCAGTACTAAACGGGATGCGGCTTTGGTCAATGTTAAAAACGCCGACGCCCCACTTCTGTACATTGTCAAGGATGGTGCCCCTGAACGGTTTTTGCGCAATAACAATGGGCTCATGCGCTGGCTTTAACGCGCTACCCTTACCCTCGTGCTCACCTTTCAGGTTATGCGACTTGGGGAAGCCCTCAGAATATAGCCATATCATCTGGTCTATAACCCGGAATCCGGCATCCTCCACCGCACAGGCCATGCGGTGGTAGGTCCGGGTTGCGCCGAACGCGAGCAGATAGCCCCCCGGCTTCAGTACCCGGTATGCGCACTGCCACATATACACGTCGTAGGCAATACCACTCCGGTCCCAGGACTTACCCATCATATTGATCTCGTATGGCGGGTCGGTAACGATGGAATCCACCGAGTTCTCGGCCAGTTTAGGCAGTATAATGCGGTTGTCCCCGAAATACAGATCAATTCGTTTCATTGGCGGGCAGGGTAAATTCTTTGCGGGGTAGGGTGGGGACCAGACCGGTGTTGATCTCGTAGAGCTTCCGTTTTTCGTCCGGGATATTGGCCGCGACGCAGAAGGCTTCCAGGTACTGGCACACCGAGCCTTGCACGAAGTTGGCCAGCTCGGCAGGCGTCGTGTTGCGGGGCATTTTGTTGATAGCCGAAACCAGGTCATGCACACACAAATCGTGCGGGGTGTGGGGGAATAGCTTGACAACGGGTGACAGGAAGTGGCCAACCTGAGAATTGCCGGTTTCGAGCATCGACCACCACTCGCACGACTTACATTCGTAATACGACTTATAGCCATCGTAGCCGTGAATGATCTCTTGGGGCTCTACCGGAGCGTTGCAATGGAGACAGGTGTTCATGGTTTTAATACGTTATTTTGATTGAGAAATTTAAGTATGCCCGCTTTCCGTCGCCTACCCGCGTCATGACTTGATCCGTCGCGCATCGTGACCGATAGCACCCCGCCATTTCGTTTTGGTACATGAACCGACCGGATGAAGTTGGGGTTGATCAGCACATGCTTGTGCAGCCGTAGCATAACCGGCCACCGCTCGTGTAGTAGTTTCAGGGTTCGGGCGTACACAATCGGCTTCGCGTTGGCAAAGTGGATATGCGCGTAGTTCGCGTCACCCACCGCGTACATCACCTCGTCAGGGTTGATTTGTATCTCTCTCATAGGGGTAGGTACTCCGGGTAGTCGTTGGGGTAATCGGCCTCGGCGCAGGTCTGCCCATCTATCTTGGAAAAGATATGGCACTCGGCCGGGTCCAGCTTGACCAGCTCCGTGTAGCGACGGCACGACCGGCGCAAGGGACATTTATCGTTGTTGGCGAGACAAAGCGTTAGGTCGGTTTGCATAAAGATACTGCTTGAGGTAGTCGGGGTAGTTGGCCGGATTCAGGTCCTCCGGCGTCGGCGTGATAATCTGTACGTCGGCCGGCATATCCAGGTTGAACACGCCCAACGAGCCTTTGACCGGGAACTTCCGGCTGAGCCAGCGCAGATCGGTGGTGATCAGGGCCCGGGCGTTTTCGTACACCTCGATACACGCTTTTTCTTCGTGCTCACGGGTCATGGGTACGATGTCGATGATATTGACCACGCAGACCGCCAGGCCGGCGTTAGGCGTCCGGCTCGTGGCACTACCGGTCAGGATCGTGTCACCCCAATGGGACCGGTTCATCCAGTTGCTGCGGGTTTCGATCGTTTTGATACCCCATTCGACCAGACTGAGCCAGCAGACAGGATTGCTAGGCGCATCATCCTGAAGTGTGATAGCTTTCATTTCAAATTACGTCTTTGTAATACCTATTATAAATGACCCCTTCAATTGTAGCGGTACACACCCCAAACATTTTTTTTAATTCTGGCACAGTGACCTTTTGATGTCGCAACCTTCTTATTTCCCTTACATCTTGATTAGATAACTTAGACATATGGTGGTCCTCGTTACACTTTCTCTTGTTGTTACGAATTGCGTCTTGGGCGTTTTCTTTATTTGTTCCATATTTTAAATTGCTCAGATGGTTGTTTTGTGGGTTGTCATCTAAATGTCGAACAACCTGTCCGTTTTGTCGAGGACCAAAAAAGGCGTCGGCTAACAATCGATGTATGCCGATGGCTCTTTGCTTTCCGTTTACGCAAATAGGATAATTTACGTACGGATGCTTTGGGTCAACATATGGCCTTTTCAACTCCTTTTCATAAGAAAAATCAACAACTACTGTGGGAACACCCAGCTTCTTTGCAGCACCCCCCGTTTTTCGTCTGTGGGTAAAAAGCCTACCCGATTCTGTCACAGAGTATCCAGGGAAGCTTGGGCAAAGCCTCCTTTGTTCTCCCTCAAAATAACCCGTCAATAGCCAGGGCACGGGGTTTTTAGATGCGTTGTCCTGGAGTGTGATAGCTTTCATTGGTTTAATAAGGTTTTTTGGTTTTGATACTGAACGTAACGCCCACTTTTTGCAGCTCCCAGTCGTGTCGAATCGCTCTGAGATCAACCGGGAAGCCGAAGAACTCATCTAGGGCGTTTTTGGCTTCCTGCCGCGTCGCAAAGAGCCGGTCCTGCCAGATTTGGCCCGTGGCCCGGTTGAAAAAGACGAAGTGTTGCTGGCGGAGGTACATAGGGTATTGAGCAATGATTCCGGCGTTTCGTCCAGAACCAGGGTGGTTGTGGTCGCGATCTGCTCCCTGTTGTCGTGCAAATACTTCCGGGCGACGTGTATCCGGTTCTTGACCGTACCCACCGGCAGGCCGATGTGGGCCGCGATTTCTTCATACATCCAGCCCTGAATGAACAGCAATAGGGGCTCCCGGTAGCGCGGCACCAGCCCGTTGACCGCGACCAGCACCGACTGCATGTGCATGAGCTCGTCGGCCCCGCTCTCCACGCTCCCCAGCACATCCATACCGCTGTAGAGCTCGTCGGAGAGATCAACCCGACTCACCCGTTTTTTGCGCTGGTAAGCGGTGATGAACATGTTCCGAACGATGCAGTACAGCCAGGCTTTCAGGTCAGTGCCCCGGTCGAAGTTTTTCTCGTTGAGCAGGACCCGGACCATCACGTCCTGGGCCAGATCCTGCGCGTCGTCGCTGTTGGTCAGAAACCTGCGGGCTGCGTGACGAATGAACGGGGCGTGGGCCGCGATCAGCTGCGGCCAGTCGGAAGCCGGGTCGATGTCGGGCTCTTTCCTACGTCGTCCCATTGAGTGGTGTGATTTCTATAATAGCCGAGGGTTCCATGTACTGCTGCATGTTGGGTAAATAATACTTTCCGTCCCATACATACATCGTGTACCAACCATCAAACACACGTACCCGGTAGGCCGGGGACAGCCGGGCTTTGACCCGTTGCCACTGTTTAACGTCCATATCCCAACCGGCCTGTTTCTTCTCGATCGCGGCATCAATCTCCGATATGATCAGAGCCCGGTGTTTATCATCGATCGCGTCGGCGTGATTGATCAGGTACTCGGCCATGTCATAGACTACGTACGTCATGCGGCCCAGACAGTACCGGAACGCGTAGAACGCGACGTCCACGTCGAAGGGCAACTCGTTCTCCGACCACGGCTCCTTAATCCAGTACGCGTCGTCAATGAGCCAGACCGGTTTATCATTGATATGGAGTGAGCGTAGGATTGGACCACTGGGGCCAGCAGCACCGGCGTCCGGGTTGAGCCGGTACGACGTGCCGTTATGCACGAACCGGCCGTACACTTGATCGTCTTGCTGGGTCATAAATTGATCGGGGTCAGGGTAAATTCGATACGAGGGTTCTGTTTGTCCACAAACTTTCGGGCGTTGATCGCCGTGTTATATTTGTCGTTTTTGATCACCTGCATGGTCTGTAAGCAATCCAGCAATCCCTTCAACACGCCGTCCAGATCGTGCCTGATCGAGGGGAAAAACGCGGTTAGCGTCAGCTCAAAGAAACCGTTGATCCGAACGCCCCGGTACAGATTGCACTGCATGTAAAACGACTCCTCCCACAGCTTCATCGCGGTTGATTTCACCAGCGTGTCATTCACGATTCGGTACGAATTGGACTTGGACGGCGGGGAACCCAAAATCACCTGAACGCCGGGCGGTGTCTCGGTACCGGGCTGGTCGGGCTGCGATACCTGCTTCTTGCGGCTGGGCAGTTTGGGGCGGGATACGGCCCCGCGCTGCAACTCGGCGCGGTACTGCTCAATGCTCAGTTCTTCGCTCATAGCCTTTTAGTTTGTGTACGAGTTGAATCCGGCGACCAATCCAACGTAGAACCGGAACAGCAATGGAGTTGCCCAGAACTTTGTATCTGGGGCCATCAGGCGTCGGCTTTCCTTTTGGCTTTATATCCGTATATCCATCCGGAAAACCCTGCAACCGCTCGGCCTCTACAGGCATTAACCGGCGCACGGAAAGGCCCTGAACGGTTTTGGTATAATGGCCCGCTTTGTTATTTGAGCCCGATGGCAGGGTAGACATAATTCCGTTTTCATGATGCAGCGTGTCCTGCTGTGACGCCCCATACCTGAAACCAAGAATTATATTGGCCGAACGGTCGGTATTGGTTGTCAGAGCCGCAGTATGATCACCTGATTCGTAGATACCACCATCACCCGCCGTACGGTACGCAACAGCCTGTCTGGTGCCCTCTTGACCACCACGCAACAGCGAACCAAAATGATTCTCGCTAACGTTGCATTCCTCGTCAATTCCGTACACAACAATTGGAGCTTCGTGATTACAAGTGAGGGCAGGGCTGTGCTCACTTGTAATCTCTGCATTAGCCTGTCCTTTAGCCATACAAACAGCTACTACCGGGTCCTGACCTCTTTTATCACCGACTCTTGATGTGCCTGGGCCACTTGCTTTAAGGCTTGGAGCAAGGTCGTAGGTAATGCTTTGCCCCTTTTTTCGGCTCGGCGCAGGATACCCTTGCAGGCAACCGGACTCAAAAAGAACCGCCTGGGCACTTCGCTCGTCACCAAGACATCCGACAACGAACACACGCTCGCGTCGCTGGGCCAGGCCGAAATACTGAGCGTCAAAGATTCGCCACGCGACACCGTACCCGATTTCCCGAAGTCCACAGAGGAAGGTGTCAAAATCGTTTGTTTGCCAGTAGGTTCCGTCCTCCGGACCAGCCGTCTCATCTGACCAGCTTGATAAGACGCCGGGGACATTTTCCCAAACAAACCACCAGGGATGCTTTCTTTCAAGATGTGCGAGAAAGGTGAGGGCGAGGTTGCCACGCGGATCAGAAAGGCCCTTTCGGAGTCCGGCGATGGAGAAGCTTTGACAAGGGGTTCCTCCGAAGAGAAGATCAATATCTGATTGGATGAAGGCTTCTTTTTCATGGATCAGGGTCATATCCCCCAGATTAGGTATGTCGGGGTAATGATGGGAAAGAACCTGGCTGGCAAACCGGTCTATTTCAGAGAACCAGACCGGTCGCCAGCCTAGTGGATGCCAGGCTACGCTGGGGGCTTCTATCCCGCTGCACACCGTAGCGTACGAAAGAGCAGGCAGGTCGTTGTCAAGATCAATCACGAATATGTATTTAATATGGTAAATACCTTAATAGCGATCCAGCATAACCGGCATGATGCCGATCAGCACCGTTTTGTCAGGTCCGTTAGGGCCGACCGGATGCAGTAGCGCAATGCTACTGGCTTTCGTGATAGTAAACTCAAAGATCATGGTTGGCACCACCGCGATGATACCCAGCATCAGTTTCGCGTTGAACCCGATATCGGCAGGGGTGTGCTTTTTATTGTCGTGCAGCGGGATGCGCTCGGTAAACGCGTTCGCATAGTCCAGGTTGTGAGCACTCAGCACCAGTTTACACTGGCTACCGACAATTTGAACTGGTGAGTGATGCGGTTAGAAAAGATCAGAGCCCGCTTTAAACTGCTGATAAAATCGACCCGCCCCAGCTGGAACGTGGCGGTGGGTTTAATATCGGTCAACACATTGGGGTAGTCCGGAAACCGCTCGTCAATACACCGGGCGGTGTAGCTAAACATGCCGAAACTAACGTTTATCATCGGCCTATCTTTGCTTTTGTTGATGGCGATGGTCGGATTATCGCCTTTGTCCGGCAGCTGGGCCAGCGTGGATACGAGTTGGAGGGGGACAATAACCGCGAATGGGTCGCAGGTTGGGAAGGTGGGCCGAACGCGTACAATCGAGTGTCCGTCTGTCGCGACCAGTTCATGCCCCTTGTGGCTGGGCTCCGGTCCGCCCGATAGCGCACCGCCACACTGCCAGTGGATACCGGTCATTGCCGGGCGCAGATCGTCCGTGCTGATAAACGGCTTCATGAGTCGCATCAACGCTTTGAACTCGGATAGCGGAGCCGTGAAGCTGGTCGTTGGCTTGAAGTCTAGTGGCTTGGGGAAGTCAAGCGGGTCCTCCAGCGACAAAAACTCGTATTCCCCATTCACCGCGAGGATACTCAGTTTCCGCGACTCACCGGCTTCGTAGCGAATCGTGATGGGCTGTTCGGGCAGCGTGACGAGCAATCTGTAGAGCTCACGGAACGGAACGCAGAACTGAGTCGTGTCGGTGCCAAAAACATCGGTTTCAGCCGGGATAATAGCGCGGGCTTCGCGATGGAGGTCGGAGACGTGCAGGGTGAGCAAATCTTCGCGTACCGTCACTAACATGTTCTCTACAATCGGGATGATCGGGTTGATGGATACGACCGGGAGCAGCCGGGACATGGCGTGACGCATCACGGAACTGGCGACGATCGCAGAGGTAGACACTACGGTTTCTGTTGTCATGGTAAATAAGGTTTATTTAATGGCAAAAATATGGTAAAAAACATTAAATGCTAACCAAAAGGGATTAAATTTTTGGCTATTCACAAAGATGATAATAGCTCATACACCGCCCATCACCCTCAGGTTCTTCAAAAACTTCGATCGTTTCGTTTTTCCCTTTAATGTATTTAACAACATCATCCGTAGTTGGCCAAATTCGATTGGTCATGGCTCGTTTAGGAATATAATTAGGCGGGAAAAAGTGTCTATCTTTTTTCTCCATTCCCGACTCCCATTCTTTTATTTTGTCAATATGCTCCGGATATTTTTCAATGATTAATTTCAGCTCACTTTGCCGGCACATAATACAGGGAAAGCAGCCCACTCGTGAGAAGCCCTTATAGTATAATGGGTTGGGTTTCTGGTTATTTTCAAGAATATAGTTAATCACGTCTTGGGATGTCCAGTCGAAAATCGGACGCATGATCGTTGAACTATACCGCTCCATATGGATGAGCACATCCTTTTTTCGATACGTGTTGAATCTTGGACGGCCCTTTTTGTCTTTTCCATACGGCTCAATCCATCCTTTGAAGTAGTGGCACTGCTCCTCCATTTTTGATCGGCTGTTGCTTTCGTCCTTCCGTATACCCTGTATTACCAATAGGTCAGTTTCTTGACTGAGCACAAAATCAACCATCGGCTTTATTTTCAGCTCCTCGGTGCAAAACCTGGCCTTTGTTGACGGGAAGCGACCTTTCTGTATCGACATATCACCAAAGCCAGCATATTTTTTTGATTTCAAGGTGTGCAGGGCCACCCCCAACTGATCACAAACCTCTTGCACATGAATGTATGTTAAGGGGTGTTCGTGACCTGTATCGCAGAATACGGCCTCCACCTTTTGCCCCCATGTCTTTACCGCCCAGATCAAACATGCCTGAGAATCTTTACCTCCACTAAAACTCACGAATGCTTTCATTATTTCCTTTTAAATGGTTTCTAAAATGAGCTGGTTATTACAGATGTCGATGCGCACTGTATCGCGCTTGTCGTTGAACACGGGCCGGGGTACGAGCTTTTTCAGCCTGATCTGCTCCTCGACCACATCCACGGCTCGTTCGATTCGTTTGCCGTCGCGGGTCCGCTCCATGATCACATCGGTGGCCACGGGCCTGATCCCCGATGGGCTGGGGTAGATCAGGCCCACGATCACCCAGATGTCGCCGTTATCCACTTCATAGGCTAAGGTTCGTTTCAGCATATTAATATGGTTTTTAGCTTAGAACGGAACGTCGCTTTCATCCTCTGCCTGGACCGGTGCCAGAGCCCGGCTGGGCGTGGGAGCACTGATGCCATTGTAAGGCAGCAGACCGGGGGCGTCGTCGGCTATGCGGTTGGTCGCTATATCGCACCAGAGCTTGGCCATACGCACCTCCCCGTTTCGGTTCTTCAATAAATCGTACTCGATCGTGTTATCAAAGTCAGGCATAACCAGTGTAGCGTCGGCCCGCTGGTTCTTGGCCCGCTGCAACTTGTAGTAGTCGTCGCGGTACAGTCCGATAATGATACCGCCGTCCTGTTCCAGCTGACCCGTTTCCCGCAGATCGGTCATGATCGGCCGCTTGTTCTTCCTGGTTTCTACCGCACGGGACAGCTGTGCCAGGGCCAGAATCGGCATTTCGGTCCTAAAGTTGAGCTGCTTCAGCTTGCGGCTCACCGCGCTCACCCGCTGCTGGTCGTTGCCCTTCACCGTTCGGTCCTCTAAGAGCTGAACGTAATCCACGATCAGCAAACCAATGCCGTACCGTTGTTGCCAGTCCAGTGCGGTATACGTCAGGTCCGCGATGTCGTAGCTGTGTTTGGTGTAGAAATGGAGCGGTAAGCTGTTGATCTCGTCCCTGGCCTTTTCAATCGCCCGCCACTCCTCCGGCGTGAACGGCGTTCCATCCGCGTGTTTGCCCCGCCTGAGCTCACTGTACGGAACCCTACAGCGTCCGCTGATCAGCCGCATCACGTTATCCTCCGCGCTCATTTCCAGCGAAATGATACCGACCCCGGTTTTGTCCGACGCTGCGGCATCGGCGTGGCAGAGTGCCACCGCACTTTTACCCGATCCCGGCCGGCCGGCCATGTACACCAGGTCTGATTTCTGCCAGCCCCCGGTGAGCCTGTTGATGCGGCCCGACCCCGTGGTTACCCCCACCAACCCGGTCGGCGCGTTACTCGCGTCCACGATATGGGCGAAGGCCCCGCTGGTAATGCTGTCCAGGGACCGGTCGCGACCGACATTGACCTGACCTGTCACCAGTTCGGTTAGTTGCTGCGACTGCGCGACAACATGGTCCAGCGGCTGGTTCTCGAACGAAATCCTGATCAGCTGGCTGGCTTCGCTGATCGCCAGTCGCTTGATGAACAGCTCACGCAGGTGAATCGCGGTATAGTCAACATCACAGCCCGTACCCTCGTTGCTCAGATCCAGTAGGTTATGCTTGGCAAAGATACCTTCCTTCTTCTGCATGTTCAGCCGCTGGATCACGGTCAATGGCCGTAGGGTCTGGCCCGCATCCACTACCCAGAGCATCGTTTTGTAAATGTCGGCCAGCTCCAGGTCGTAAAACACGTTGCCCTCATCCAGATAGGCCCTGACATCGAATAACCGGCGCGGCTCGTTGAAAATAGCCCCTAGCAGGGCCCGTTCGGAGGGTATGTCGGAGGGGGGTAATTTCAGTGTGTCAAACATAACCCAGTATTAATTTCAGTTCAAGAAGGTCGTCGGCCGTTACCGGCTGGGGCACGTAACCCGGCTGGCCGGGCAGGAGTGGGGTTGATTCCAGCGATCCGTAAGGCGCATACGCCCAGGGGGGCGGGGGCAGGATTCGGCTATACGCATCACTTCGACCAGCGAAAAACCAGACAAAGGCCCAGGGGGGTAAATGGCTGGTGGTAGGCGAGCACTCGATCGCGTCAATCATCGTTTCCCAGCGCGTTACCGCTTCTTCGGGTACGTCTCGCTGGACGAGTAACTGGTGGTGACGTTCCGACTGATCCCGGCTAAATGAACTCATACGGGTTATTGGTCGAAAAGGTCAATGGGGTTTCCTGGTAGTCGTCGTCAGGGGTCGCCGGGTAGCCAACGCCTTTTTTCCAGGTGGGGTAGTGGGATAGCTGCTTTTTCTCCCACCAGGACTTTAGCCGTCGCCGGAGCCAAAGGGCTTTATCGGGCTGGCCGTTGCTGAGTGATTCCCAAATTTGGATCGAGGGTTGCTTGTCGTCGGCCTTTTCGTAGAACTCGGCAAACTCAACCAGCATGGAAGGGGGGTAGTCGAGGGGGTGAGCGTTCTCGTAGTCATCAAGCAAACTTTGCAACGAGAACTTACGGCCGGACTGCTGGATCGCGAGCAGATCGGCTCGTTCCTGATCGGAGGGTGGATGGCCGGGTGTGAATTGACGACCTCCGGAAAAATCAACGGCTGCGGCCGGTCGGCTCGGTAGGGCATCCTTTACCGGTAGATAGTCCGTAGGTTCTATTACTCCATATCCTACTCTAAAAGTATCTAAATAATTAGTAACATCCTTCTCCGCGTGGCCGTGCGTTCCTATCCCTTCGCGGGCGTGTACGTGAGGAAATCTGGATTCTGCTACTAGACCGCTACTAGACCGCTGCTGGACCGCTACTAGACCGCTAGTAGACCGCGTGGCAGAATCCAAGATTAGATGAATGGTGGCTGGTATTTTGCCATTGGCTGTAGGGGTGTAGCGGATAAATTCGTTCGCGTCCAGCCAGATCACGGCTTCGTGGGCGAAGGTTTTTCCCACGGCAGCAACGTTTTTTATGCTGTCCATTTCGTCGGACAGTACATTGGTTTTCTGCTTCCTGGTTAGCCGCAGGATGGCCATGTATACCGCACAGTACCCAAACTTATACCCGCTCAATGCTGGGGCGGTGTCCATAAAATTGTCAAAATAAGATGTCTTTTCCATTGCGGAGTTGATTATGCCAATGCGTTGATTGGCGGTTGCAGGAAAGAAGGGGAAATAAAAAACCCGCCGTTGCGGTGGTAGCGCAAACGGCGGGCGGGTTGTCAGACAACCAAGTCCTTACAGTTGCTATCGGCTACCACCTCGATAACGCCTGTGTTATGTGTGCCAAAAATAGGGTGTCGCTTTCATGCAAACAAGTTATTAATATGTTTTTTTACATACTACCTTTTACGGGGTTAAACTTTTTCACGGGCTCCTGCTGGGCGTGATTCGACACGATACACGCCTTCCCCAGCTCGACGGCCGCAATCTGCCTTCGGTCGGGGTGAGTGCGGTAGCGTTGATACGCCCCGCACTCGGTACGTTTCTGGCAGCGACTGCCGTAGGCCATGCAGAATCGCATAAGTTTTTGGAGTTATTGATACATTCCGGAAAAGGACTGATAAGCCCGCTCTTGCTTTTTCCAGCGTTGATCCTGCTGCTTACATATAGCTCTGGCCCAACTATCCTGCCAGCCCGACCTGCGGGCGTATTTACGGTGAAGGATGGCCATTTGCTTTAAGTTGTCGCTACAGATGTAATCCCAGATGTCGTGCCACACGAAGTCGTATCGAGCGCCTTTTGGTGGTTGGAACGAGAACGCGTCGGCCTGTATAATCGTTAGTCGGGAATCAACCAGATAAGGTTTGACCAGCGCAATAACATCTTCGCTTTTTTCAATAACCGTGATCTGCGTCACCTCACTTTTATTTAGTAATACCCGCACCAAGCAACCAAGCCCCAGCCCGTTGATCAACACAGAGCCGTGGGCCAAATGCTGCACTTTATGGAAATCAAATAGTTCGTCGGGTGTGTTCGACATCACAACCGTGCCGCCACGCATTAACCGTTTGTACGTGCCGGGCGGCACCCCTCGTCCCGACTTCATGATGGAAAATATTTGTGTAGGGTCGTTTTTAGGCACCTCAAAGGTTTCTACCGACCAGTTGCCCGACCTGTTATCAGGCACAAATGACATATCCAGTTGCATTTAATTTAGCTATGTTGGTTTAACGACTTTGCGCTTGGTAATAGAGTGATTTCTCGCTGGCTACACAGTAGCCGATAAGTTCCTGGGATTCCAGGTAGTCAATGAACTCGGCTAGGATACGCTGACAGTCCTGTTCCATCGTCGGATACCGATACAGCTGTACGCTGCTGTACTTTAGTTCGGTTTCCTTGCTTTTCCACTGGAAATGGTCGTAGATAAAGGTGTCCATGTCCAGGTGAGACGCCATCCACAGATAGAACCGCCACTGAAACGAATCGGCGTATTTGTCGTGATCATAGGCGTAGGTAGAGGTCTTGATGTCGCGGATCGCTTCGGGCGTCAGCACGTCGATCCTGGCCCGAACAAACACCTCGTAGCCCTTCACCACAACCCGCATCGCCGGTAGCCACTGCTCGAATAGAAAGGGGCAAGGCAGGTTCATCCAGTAGTCAAAGCACGTTTCGACAACGGCCGGGGCTAGCATATGCCCGTTGACATTGACCTGGCCGGTTGTCAGATCCGTGCAGGGGTAGCGGTCGGGAGCCTCGATATAGGCGTGAACCGCGTCGCCCGCGCCCTGTTCGTAGGTTTTGACACTGGTGCCCATGATATAGCTTTTCAGCTTGCTATCGTCGTCCTGGTTCCAGCGGCCGTGCAGGTAGTCGTCAAAGCTGCATAGCTTGGAGACGGAAATGTTCAGGGCTGTCATTCGCTGTCGGTTGGTTGATCCAGGTAGCCTTCGATGCAATACTCCTCGAAGCTGAGTCCGGTTTCGTCGTCGTACCAGTCCTCCCACTCCCCGGTTGCCGGGTCCAGCACTTCGAGCCCTTGTGCGTTAGCGAAGTCGGGTTTAATGTTCTGTTCGAGCTGGAACAGGTCGTACTGGGCCAGCGTGTTTAGAACCAACCGCGCCGATGCCAGGTCGGGCACTTCGACAATCATCCGTTCGCCCGGCACCTGGGGCACATGCCATATTCTTAATTTCTTTGTCATGTTCACTGGGCTATTTATAGTTTTTGTAATGGTGCTTGTTCTGTATTGGTGGGTTGAACCACTGCCTCACCGATCTGAACACGTACCGAAACAGGTAAATGATCAGGCTTGCCAGTATATAAGAGCCTCCGGCTAAAGCGGCCAGCCCGGCACAGGCAGCAATACAGAGAATAAGCGCACCGGCTCCATTGATCAGCTGCATAGGAAGGGATGTTTTGCCCGCTGGTCCCGCCAGCGGGCGGTTGATTAAGCCGGTTCGCTACTGACCTGACTCAGCGGCTTTAAGCGAGCTGTTTCATCGTAGGGGTAGATATCCAATATCTTCGTTTTGATCACGTCCGTGATCTCGTGCGGGTCCAGGGACGTTTTCAGCAGCTGCTCGACGCGATCGTACGCCTGTTTCGGCGTCTCGGCGTTGGCCAGAATCACGCTGGGTGATTTCTTTTGCTTGCCGGTTTTCTCGTCGTCGGTGATAAACAGCACCTTTATTTTGAACCACGTATCGCCCCCGTTCTCCGTGTTGATCACGTCGGCCAGTTTCATGCGGGCAATTTTGGTCACCTCGAAATCGGGCGTGTTGGCAGCAATCTCCTGATACAACCGGGCCTCGGCATCGGAATGGCTCACGGCGTCGAACAGGTATGTCTCCGTGATCTTTTTTACCTTCGCGAACTCCTGGTTTTTCGTTCCGACACTCGCGTCGTCAATAGGCTGTTGGTAGGCAATGCTGCCCAGAAACCAATTTGGCATCGTTATGTATGGTTATAGGTGAACTTATGCAGGTTGGGAAACGGGCTCGTCTGCCGGTACGTCGGACACCGGAGCGGGCACCGGGGCGGTGGCGGATTCGTACACCGCCAGATCGCGGTTAAAGCGCAGGTCCAGCTCTCTGGCACGACTCACGATCAGGGGCTTGGCGTATGCTTTATCCGGAGCGGTATAGGTATCCCCGCTGAGCGTGGCGATAAACTTGTTCAAACTGTCAGCGTCGGTGCTGGACAGCACGGCCTTTTTGATCTCACCCCAGACCTCACCCTTTGACTTCGCTTTTTTGGTCCGGTCGGCCAGGCTGCTGCGGACCTGCTCAATGACCCCGTACAGAAAGAAGCCGTGCGAGTCGTGCTTGATGGGCGGGATAGTAACTTCCCCGATATACGCACTGTCCTTCGAGCGGTATTTCTCGCTGATCTGAAACTTGATCATGCGCTTCCCGCTCTGGGTCGTCATGTACCCCAGCTGGTCGGTGCATTGCATCAACAAGTCGTAGCTGCCGCCCGTGATGTTGGGTGTTTTCACAACGTCGTCGCCGTCCTTTTCATCTTTGGTATGGGCAACCCAGATCACGTCCTTACCCGCCCGGCGAATCCGGTTGAGCCAGGTTTTGAACTCGTTGCCCAGCGCACCGTAACCCTGTAGGCTCAGCACGTTGCCGCGCTTGTTTTTGTGATCCTGTTTCATCACGTACTCGGCCAGGAAGTTATCAAGGCAGGTTTTGGCCGTGTCGATCACCACGGCGTCGCAGAACTCGAACGCTTCGCTGTCGAGCATGGCGACCGCATCGGGCCAGGAATGGATCGGATACGCGTCGGCCGCGATACCGGCCCGGTCCAGGCCCATGTCGAAATCAAGAGGTAAAACGTTACCAGCGGTCAGGGCCGTGGTGCTTTTGCCGATCGAGGGATCTCCGTGGAGCCCTAGTACTATGGGACGTGTGTTCATAATTTGACGATTGAATCGTTGTCTGCTTATGCATTGCGACCAGGGCCGGAATCGAACCGGCCCGTCACCAGAGGTTACCCCTTTTGGTCGAAGTCGTGTGAGGTAGTTCTGTCGAGCCAGATCATAGCCGCGAGGGCAATGGCGACCCAGGGCGTGAGCAGCCAGATAAAGGAGGCCGTCTGCTTATCGCCGGCTTCGTACCGGGTATAGCCGGCGTAAATGAACAGGGCGATGCTGGCGATGCTGCACAGCACAGGCCACAGGTTTCGGAGGTTTATTTTAGTTCCCATTGGCTCTTTTTAGGGCACTTGCGGCTTGTTCTAACACACGATTAATTTCTCGCCTGGAAACGTTTGGGTCTGAAAGGGCAAACGTGCAGTCTCTCAGGCATTCAAACAGTTCAGGGGCTGTGGCCATGAGGTTTATTAAGTTCTTTATCTCGTCATGATCCGGCTCGGCTTTCCACATATCGGGCCGTTCGTTATAAGTCACGGCGGTGGTATTGCCATATTTTTCGTAGTCAAATACATAGGCTGTGCTACTACGGGCAATTTCATTGTCCCATTCTTCCTGTGTTTCGGGGTCAATGCAGGGTTGAACAATGGTAAACCATGCTCCACTACAGGTACTGTCAATTTTGACCAGTAATTGACTGGTGTTTTTTTTGTCGGGTGCTTTTGTTTCGGTATTCATAAATAGGGGTATATAAACGTGATGGATAAGTGCCAGAGGACATACAGGGCCAGGGCCACGGTCAGTGCCGTGAAGCTTTGCCAGAACCGTTTACCGGGCATAGGTCAGGTCGAGTAGCGAGTCTTTACCAGCGGCCAGTCGTTCGCCCCACAGTTCCAGATCAATCGCGCCCGCTTTCAGCCAGGCAATAGCGAGCCGTTGCAGCCGGTAGTACTGCTTTTCTTTCCGCATAGCCTTGATATTGGCGAAATAGGTGTGGGACAGCCCGATGCTGACCCGCGCTTCCCGCTGTGCGTCGGTATAGTGCAGGTGGGCCGCGATCAGCAAATCCGCTAACCGATTGGTCCGGGTCCGAAGGGTTCGATACGCTTCCTGTTGATCCTCGATAAACAGGCTGGGGATAAATAGCGTGTCCCAGTTCAGCACATCGACCGATTGCAATACCTCGTTGCGGATCAGCCAGAGTACGGCTTTGGGAAACCGCATGGTACCAGCCAGCTGCGGCACGGCCAGCAGCAGATCAACCCCGGCAAACTCCCGGCCGTAACTTTTCGATACATCGGCCTCACGCAGTGAGCAGCCGTGCAGCCGTTCGGCGGTATCGGCCAGGTTCCAGGCCGCTTCGGCCACGATAGCCGCGTCGATCGGCCAGGTGTCGGGGCACCCCCAGTTTTTGGTTGTGAGCAGATTTTTCATGGTTTTAATAAGGTTTTTTAAATGGGTAAATCAATAATACGTGGACAGCTGGTACAGATCGTTGTCATGGCTATCGCGTTCCTCGTCCGCCTGATCGCGCAGGTCCTTGACCAGCTCGTTTATCGCGTCGATCGCTTCGTCGGCAAGTTTATGGATATCGGGGTTGGGGCTGTGTGTCAGCGAGACTTCATCCTCAACATCGGTACTGTTCCACTCGAAGCCGAACTCGTCGGGGTCCGCCCCGGCGATACTGGTGCGGATCGAGCCCGACACCGCGATCGTTACTTCGAGTGGTCCTGATTCCTCAACACCGATAGATAACCCCTCCGGTAGCCCGATTTTCTGAATGGTTCGTTCGAGTCGAGTGCTGATCGGTTCGAACTTTTGGATACGTGTTGTGGTTGTTGTGGTTGTAACTGGGCAGATTAGTTGCATGGTAAAAAGTTTTAAAAGGTTTTTTTAAGAGTTACGAAAGACGTTGGTTTCTGGCCGGCGTCTTTTTTTTGCTGATGTTCTCGAAGTGGTACGCCCTGGCCTCGGTCACCGTGCCGTAATACATCGTTCTGCCTCCCTTCGTATACACCGTTCCGTAGTGGCCCTCGGCTATCGCGGTTCGTACCCGGCGCGGCCCGATCCCGATTTTCTTAGCGAGCTCCACGGCAATGAACCGTTCGGTGTCGGGTTTCTTTTCGTCGCTGCGGATAATATCAGCGACCATATAGGCCAGGGCTCTTAAACTTTCCTCGGTCGTGACCATGATCACTTGTCTATCCATAGTAGTACTCGTTAATTTTGTGGCGCAATACCTGCATGGTGTCGTGATGTGTCTTGCCCTCGCGCCGGTAGAGAAAATACGCTTTTTGCAGAATGAATTTGGCGTGAGACTCGTAGGTCAGCTCGTTGTCCCTGAGTAGTTCCTCCAACTCGTCCAGTTGCTCAGGCAGCAGGATTACGATCTCCATAAATCGGAAAGTTAGAATGGTGCTCTACTCCCTTCACCGGTGCCACGACATCAAGGGCGTCGCTTCCGTCCGGCATTTTGATGCAGACATACGTGCGTACCTTTTCCCGATAAGCCTTTGCGATCAGTTCGGAAGCGATTTCAAGGATTTCCATTACCTGTAAGGCATGGCTATTATCACTCAGCTTACTTTGCTGATAGAAGCGGCCCATCTCGCCCTCAACAAATTCATCCAGCATACTTAGTTCGGACAAAGGCAGCTTTTTTAGCTGATCCGGATCAATAAAAAGCAGTAGCGGATTTTTCGATTTCTCAGCAGTAGCCATTATCGTGCTTGTTTAAGTTGTGGGACAGTGGCGGGAGGTGTGGTGATTCCCAGCTCCTGCATCTTTTGAAATAGTGGCAGCGCGTGAGCCTTACAGATGATCGAAGCTTCGTCTATACTAATCCGGCCCGTCTTGCAGAAGTCGTCAGCTAGTGCCATTGACGAGGCCACGGCGGGCTTAAAAGTTCTGATCACTTCTTTGGCTGAGGTGCGATGCCTGGATGGAATGCCCTTTGATTTGGCCCAGAGTAGAATTTCTTGAGGGGTCTTTCCTGTGTGGTGGAAGCAGTTGGCCCGGTTATAGTCGATAGCCTGCTGTTTGCCACCCTGCGAGAAATTAAAGCTGTTGACCTCCTTACTGTTGGCAATCTGTTTGGGCCTTTGCGTGAAGGTCAGTAGCGGGTCGGCGTCCGACCCGGATAGCGGGCTAATATCCAGCGTTGCCGTTCCGGTACGAAGCAGTTCAGCCACCTTTTCATCGCACCATACCTCAAAGTCAACATCAAGCCACGAAGCCAGCTTCAGGATCAATTTTTCGTGTATCCATGTTGTGCCCCCTGCGTCGGTACCGCCCTTTCTGCTGATTATGAGCGATGTCAGGATTCCTGACTTCGCCTTCAAAGCGGCTATGTACCGTTTGGTGGACTCGTTTTGAAGCCAGGCGGCTGGCCGTTTCTTTTTAACCAGACACATCGCGGTAGCATTGGCGTATAGCTCACCGTCGATCAGCTCGAACTCGATTGCTGTGTTGTTATAGTCGAATGCCTGAATCATAGCGAGTCGAATTATACCTGTTCAGTTTGTTCAATTAACTCCCCCGACTTTTCCGTGTATCGTTCAAGCCAGATTACTTCCGTTTCTGTGACATTGAACGAGGCCGATACTTTATGCCGGAACGTATCCTGGACCATACCAAACTTTTTGCAGAATGCCAGCTTGCACTGTGTTCGTTGACGGTGAGACAACTTGAAGTAAGCCGACCTAAACCGTTCACTAAGTGGACTAAACGTTTTCCTGGCTCGTCTCTTGTTTTTCTGTTTCTCTTCCATACTTTTGCTATTGTTCTGCTATTGCTTAGTTATCTCTGATACAAAACTGAACAAACTGAACAATAAAACCAAACTTTTGGAACAAAAAGTTGAAGTTTTTGAACAAAAAGTACTCAACTAGCTGATTATCAATGATGATTAATGCCCAAAAACTTCAGCGGTATATTGATACCAGTGCCTGGACGCAAGAAACCTTTGCGAAACAGGCGGGTATTGGCCGGACGACGTTGCACACGATTCTGAAAACGGGCGAACTAAAGAAAGAGAAGTATTTACCGGTGTTCGCGGAGTTGCTGGGTGTCACTACAACCGACCTGCTGCCGGGTAACGAAACCAATACAATTACCCAGCGCGGCACGAACAACACGAACACGGCCAGTATCAAGGGTGATGTTAGTAGTCTGCAACAGCGCATTGAGCAGCTGGAGCGGGAAAACGCGTTGAAAGATGAGTTGCTAAACGCGTACAAAAAGTTACTTGATCGGGGCAACGCGACGGACTGATACCGCAAAGTGAATAAATGGTACTGTTTTCATAAAATCTATAAACCAAGTCAGGGTACTTACGTTATTGTGGGGTTACAAACCCTCTCCACAACTTATGAGTAAGACCCATCCAACAACGAATCATCACATTGGCGACACGACGATTATCAATCAGAGTGGCCACAACAACAAGAACGATGCTGGTATCCACAGTGAGCGCGATTGTTCCCACTGTGAGCGATTACAATTAATGCACCGACTGCTCCAGGACGCGTTATGCCGGGAGCAGCAGTTGATCAAGGAACTCCTGACCCTGGGTATCCGGGCGATCGACCCTCACAAAGAACCTGACTGATATGTTTGACAAGTTGCGTACGCTATTCTTTACCCCGGCCCGATCGCTTACCGAGATCGCGACGGAAGTAGCGTACGCAACCGCTTACCTAAACCGAACCTGCCCGGAACTGGATAGCTCAACACGCGACCGTCGCGTTGCCCGTGCCGTGCTGCATACCCAGTTGAAAAGCGGCAAGCTACGCGAGCTCGATCTGCAACGCTACCTGGACCATAACGTATATACACTCGCTGACCCCTCGCTACTGGACTACCCCGTGCTGGCCCTGGCGATGGTGGTTCAGCACCTGGACCGGCTCGCGCACCAATCCCACGAGCCCGGTCAGCAGGTCAATATCCGGCGGCTGGTATCGAGTCACAAAGCGGCTACCCAGCAGGTCGTGGCCCGCTGGCATGAGCCGATACCCGCGATAGAAACCTTACTGAAACTAACTGATACACAGGCTAAATAGTGCTTTTTTTTAGCGGTTTATCATGTCAAAAACCTTATTTTTAACATAGCAAATACCATATTATGATTGATAAAAGTGAAGTGACAACACGGCACGAGCCCACGCCGGAAACCCTTGAAACGGGTCGGCGGCTTTACGAGATCCGGCGAGCGAAGGGGCTCACCCAGCTGGCCCTGGGTAAACTGTTCAAGCTGGCCAACGGACAGGGCACGATCAGTGGCTACGAGCGGGGTTATCTCACGCTGGGTAAACACGGTCGGCAGCAGTACATTTTGATCCTGGGTGCGAACCCGGACTACATCGACCGGGGTACGCTGCCCATGTTCTCCCCGATCAGTAAAACCCAGCCGACCGCCGAGCAGGTCTTGGCGTCGTTAGAGCGGCATAAGGGCGGTAATCTGCGATTCATTTCCAGCCGGGATATAGGTCAGTGGTTAAAGTCGCCCCACCGCATCGGGATTCCGTACGACCTGATCCCGACCGATTGTTACAGCTTTCCGGTGACCACTCACGACTTCGGAGCTGATATGCCGCTGGGTTCCCAGCTGATTTGCGTCAGGACCGAGCCGGGTAAGCTACAGATCGGGCGGCTCTACGTGGCTCAGACCGCCGAGGAACTGCATATTGGCCGCTACACGATGGCTGATAATGGCGTCGTGCTGAGCTCGACATACGGAAACCCGGTTGTGGTGAAGCCAGATACTGTGGTGCAATGGTACCTCGCTGAACGAATTGACAAACCAATCGTTTAAGCAATAAAGTATATTGAGAGGAATGTAAAAAGCCGCCCCGGTTTCGGGAGCGGCTTTTTCGTGGCTATAAAAAATTGCGTTGCTCGATTGACTGATAACCGATTGTTGAGAGGACGTTTTCTATATTCTCCAAATGGTGTTCTGGAATAGCTCGGCGCCCATCCAGAAAGTGTTTTAGGGTTGACGCTGGCACTCCCGCCATTTCTTCAACTGCCTTCACGGAAACCAGCTTGCGCCGGTTTTCCGTGAACCAGGCTTTTAGGTTTTCGGCTTCAGTCATTACTAGTCCCGGTCTTTGTCAGGCTTAACCGTATAGGAGACATAGCACGAACCTTCGCTAGTGTTAATTTTTAAGTGGTCAAGCCCTGAGTTGGTCCAGTTTATTTGCACTTCCCCTTTAGGCGTTTCATAAAATTGACCATCTGTAATAGGCTTGGCAAATCCATAATGACGTTTCAGTGCTAAGTGAATTTGAGCGTCTAAATCAAGTGCTTGCGATTTTGATGATACCGTTTTCATTTCTGTTTTTTTGTTTAGCGTTTAACTTGTACCAAAAGTAGTACACAAAACAATAAGTACCAAATTTGGTACAAACTTTTTTTCTGAATTGAGTAAACGGTAGTATCATGCATAACCCGCACGAAAAAGCCCCGTCACGTGGCACGTAACAGGGCTATCGGGTATTGATTGGGGTTGGCCTCGTGGCCAGAAAACAACTATAGCTAGTTGTCAGCAGTGTGCAAAAAGTATGTCGTTCGTTTTGAGCTCACGCCTACACTTGCTTTTTTTCTGGCTTAGGTAAATCGTCAAAAGTGATGCGCGGCAGTTCACTTTTAACCGCCAGCCAGTACGCGACCAGTTTGGCTTCCTGCTCAACCTGGGCTATGGAATCCAGAACATTACTAGCCGCCATACGTGCGCTGTCCAGGGCCACGCGCTGATCATAGTCATTAGTCAACATCCCACTACCCATGTAGCAGTAGGCGTAAGGCAGGATACCCAGGGTCAGTTCGATTGCTTTCTCTTTCGGAGTCATAATTGTATATTTTTTTAGTTAGGAATTGTTATCGGTCGGCCCGTCTGGGCAAGTCAGTACCGGGACGTGTGCGAGCGTTATAACGTAAAGTCGGCAAGTCGTGTCTGTCCACTCGAAAGCGCATGATGCCTTCCATTTTTTCGATTGCCATCTGTTCGTTGGCGGCTCTAATGGTTTCGCAATGAATTGGCTCGGAGCCGTCCGGGTAATAGCAGTCAACCCAGAAAAGGCGGGTTAGCTTTCGGAACGTTGCCAGCAGGTCGGCGTTGGCGGCTATGTCTGCCACAAGCGCAGTGTCACCCTTTTTTGTGTTGGGGTAATGCTTGTCTTTTGCCAGCATGTACCGCGACCAATTGCCATAAGGCAATTGTACTTCGATAGGCCCCACCATTGAGATCATATCTACGATCTCACGCTCTGGCAATGGCCCTTGTATTGGCTTGGGCTTACCGTCGATGTAAAGACACAAATAGTTCATCGGGATGCAGATTAGTGGTTATTGACTTCACGGGCTGTCTGGCTACAGATATAGCTCGGAGGCTAGTTGTTCTGGCGATGGGGTTGTCGTTACCGTTGCGATGGTCTTTACAATCTTCCTGATCTCGAAGCTGTCAGGGAATTTGTAAAAGCTTCTCACGCCATGCCCTTCTACGTTCTCGTACTGGCCGGACTTAAAGAGCTGTTTGATTTCGTCCGGGGTCAACAGGAACGGGTGAGGGTTGTTCGTTGTGAACGGGTTGGGCATGGTATCCCCTACGTTGAAGTAGACCTGATCATAATTACCCAGCAGTTGCTTCCTGGCCACGAGGCTGTACCATGTCTGTCTTTCGGTGTGTGTTATCATTGGATGTGTGTTTGTAAGGTTCAAGGCTGTTCCTCCGGTTTGCTTCATTGATCGCTTTCTCTAAACCAATCGGTCCCGTGTAGCCAATCCAGGCCACGACAACAGCATGGGTCAGCCCTTCTTTACAGACCTCGTAGCCTCGTTTGCCGGGTCGAACCGTGAATAATCCCACTTCGTAAAGCAGGATGTCGTGTTCGTCGGGTATTGCTGTCTTTTTCATCATTTGTTGTAGTAGTTGCTAAGCCAATCGGTCAAGTGCTGCATTTCTTTCAGAACAGGGGCTGTCTGGTCAGTATCAGCCATGTTCAACCTGTTGAGCGACGCCCGCAAACTTTCCAGTCGGCAAACCATGTCCGCTATTTCTTCAATTTCAGGATCGCCAACATACCGGCCATCCTTCCCCAGCCGACCCCGAATCACGGCTTTTGCCTGCGCCACATTGTTAGGCAGCCTCAGTATATACGAGTATAGACCACGGCTTTCGATGTCACGTAGCAGGACGGGGCTGATGAAGTCAAGACATTCTTCACAGTATTTATCAAGTAGTTGCAGGTCTGTCATGATTCAATCGGTTAGCCAGTTCCAAACTCGTTCATCGTTTAGCCTTACGGATCGCGTTCTTTTCGTCACGCGCCCACACCGTTTTGCCATTGATACAAAACTTCTTCAACCCTTTGGCCGTATTGAGCTTTTCCTGAATTTGTTCTTCGGTCGGTTTAGGGGTTTCGTTCAGCTCCCGACGAACCAGGGCGCGTTGCTGCGTCGATGTTGATAAAATGGCCAGGGTAAGCGCAATCTCCCGTGCAATGTTGTTCATAGTGTGTAAGGTTTAATCGGTTAGCCAGTTCCACATGGTCCAGTTATTGGTAATCTCGAAGGCGTCGGCGGGCGGTGTCTCGGTAACGGTCCAGAAAACCCGCATGTTCTTGTATCGTCGCGATACCCGTACTACGTCGGTTCGTACCTCGCCCATATCCACGTTCGCATATTCCGCGAATGTTGTACCGTGGGTAACCAGGTACTTAACCTGCTCGCTGACCTGGATCGTGTTCAGATCGCCGGTATAGCCAGCGACCCAGAACAGCGTTTTCTCCGCTGGGGAATAATACGTGTTCTCCATTATTCCGTTACGATTTCTGTATCACGCCCCCGCAGGTCCAGGTCCATCATGTCATAATCATTGTTAGGATTTGACAAAATCAGCGCGAACTCAATGTCCGGCTTTAGGAACCGCCATTGGTCAAGCGTTTTGTAGGCGTGATCCAGCATGTTCTGCCTGGTTTTACCCGCAGGGTGATCGTCGCGGCCCGCGTAGATCGTGGCGTACGTCTCGACGTCTTTCCCCTTTGTGCCTTCAATAACGAAAGCGGCTGAGGCCGGCCCTGTTACGACCAGGACCGGCTGTTTTGTTTTCTTAGCCATGTTTTTAATACGTAATAAACCTTGTTAGAGAATCAAAAAAGCTTCGTTTGTTTGTCCTCGGCCGCAGCCAGAAAAAGCGGTGTGTCTTGCCATCCCTTATGGCCCTGTCGGCTGTAGGGCTTTATCGTTGCGCCCTGGGCTATTAGTTCCTTTGCAGCTTGTTGTTTGGGTGTTGGTTTCTTAGCCATGATTGAGTTGAGATAGAAGGTTTATGCCTGTACGCCAGCCTAAACGCATGTGGTGGGCGTTACCGGCTAAAATGTGAGAAAAACGACCCTTTGTGCCAATACACAATAAGCAGGTTTTTAGGTTTGCTTTTGTTAGCCTGGTCGCTATACGGACGCCCGACCGGTCCGTGTACAATAGCCAATCGCTGTTTCCGTATCGGGCCATTTTGTCGGCCTGTTCACCAGCCGATGGTCCTGAGAATCGCTGCTTCATGATCAGAGATTGAGTAAATAAGGCACGACATACTTCATGAACAGACGGTGAAAACCGTACGCGAACGTTACGCATAGGAGCAACACTACACTTAGTAGCAGTACCAGAACTGTCCGGCCGCGTCTCATTGATAGACTCGTTTTAGGTCGCGCAGCAATACGACTGCTGTTGACGGTTTGCCAAAGTGAACCAGGGTAACCGTTAGACTGTCGGGGGTCAGCTCTACCACGTTGTTCGTGGTCAGTGGATTCCGGTCTAGCATAGCATCGGTAATCGTTGCGTATTCAACCGCGAACCAGGCTCCCGGCTCGCGGTGAATCACGACCGCCGTTTGTGTCGGTACAATGATAAAAAAGGCGTGGTAGTACGATGCTGATAGTTTTTCAAAGTGTTCTTTCATGTCTGCGTTAGGGCTCGTTTAATGAATAACTCGGCACCGTTCCAGTGGCTGTGTATAAAAACACCAGTAAGCCCTGTTATCCGAGCCCGGAAGGTGCATAATTGAAAAGCCCAGACAAGTAGCCCTTGCTGCTAATAAGTGCCCGGTTCCAATTGTGTTGTCGTCAAGTTTTACGACTTTATTGGTAGCGTATTCTTTCTCCAAAAAACGAACGATTCGTTTAGTAACCGTTCGTCGGTTTTTGCTTGGTGTGTGGGGCATGTTTGCCATTATTTCGCCTGGTTGTAAATGTCTGGGTTAGAACTTACGTTGTAGATCGTGCCTCCACACGAAACCAGTAAGGAGGCAGGGCCGGCCATCGCCCGGCTGGACTTATCGTTTTTAGCAAACGACGGAAACGTTGACAGCTTCAGGGTTTGTCCCTGTTGTTTCGACACATACCGGATTCTCATAACGTTCGGTTTTAGTTACCCATTCGACGGGTATATCAAAGTTGTACGATTCAAAAAGGGCGACCGTTTCAACCGTTACGAACTCGAACAGGTCATAATCGAGCTCGCAGAACGACACGAGCAGTTTGTAAATACTGGCTCGCAACGTGGCTAGGGTATGGGAGTACATATTAGATCTGATTAAAGCCGCCGTCGTAGGTTCGGCGGATTGGTTTGTACGTGTCCGCGTTGATCGTGCATAGATCCGCCAGTAAGCGGTTTCGCTCATCCGATTGGTCGTAGAATTGGCGGATTAGTTCGCCCAGATAATCCAGGGTGAAGGTCGTGCCCATCGGAACCAGATAGCCGTAGGTCAGTACCGCGAGCCGGATTAGGCCGGCCCGCTCTGTTTCGTCACGTTGCACCAGTGCTAAATACCCGGTTAACACTGGCTCGAATTTGGTGGAGGCCCGGACAACGTTCATGCATTCCGGTATCTGACGGCCTGAGAAACCAATGTCCGGTTATCCCCGAACAGCTTGACCCGATCTGAACCGATGGGCGCACTGATCCCGTTCTTAGTGGCCCAAATGACCAGCGCGGCCTGGGTAGGGGTAATGCTGGCGATCCAGCTAACCGATTTGATTAAGTTGGGGTAATTTTGCTGTATGCTGGTTACAGCGGTAACTGTGCGGGTGAAATTGCGTTTCATGGTTTTTATAAGGTTTTTTGGTTGTCCCCTTCCGCTTTTTGCTCGTCACACTGAGGAATGACCGTTGGCGCGTTAGAGTAGGGCCGAGGCCCAACTTTGTTAGAAGTGATTGACTATGTAGATAATTTTAAGGATGCCGGCCTGTTTAACCTCACTTTCTACCCGCCAATTGTCTAACGTCTTGGGATCAGTTTCAAATGGCTTGACCGCTTCAGCTATTTCCGGCAGTGTCTTTTTTATCAGCTCACAGGTTGTTGTTTTGTACTGGTCGCCGTAGCCGTATCGCTTCACTACGTCAGCTATTTGTTTTTCTGTGTCTACGTCGATTAAAGAAACGTCGTGGTATGTGTTGCCGTTTCTGTCTTGTTTGCGTACCCGAACTTGTGCGATTATGGTTTTCATGGCTATATAGTTTTAATAAGGTTTTTAGCTTGCCATCATCAGTACTTCAATAGCTAGTTGAAGCAGACGCCCGTAGGCGTTTCGGCTACACACGTTCATAAGCTTTTGCGTATATATACTGCCACGTTGGGCGCAATTCTAACGCATCTTTAAATTCGATTGCAGCCTGTTCAGCGGTTAGTTCTTTCCGCTTGTTGAGGTGGATAACTGCGTTTAAAACCATGCGCTTTGCCTGAGCATCGCTGACGCGTCCGCCACTGGGCCAACCTTCTTTTTTCTCCACTTCGTAAAGCTCCTTACCCCATCCCATGCGGAAACCGTTCACTTCGACTTTATCGTAATAAAGGCGCGATATAAATTGGGTTTGTGCAGCGGTTAGCTTGGTTTTTGGTCCGTTGTCTGGGAGTTCTTCGTAGGCTTTAATCTGCTCGTCTGTCAGATGTAGCGCGGCAACTAATTTATACATGGGTGCTGTGTTCATAATTGCAAAGTTTAAGGTTTTAATAAGGTTTTTGACTTGATCGCTGTGAGGACTAAAAAACAGGTTAGTTTTTCTTACCGTTTGAAGCGACAGCAAGAAGCGAACTAATGAAAATGCAGAAAAAAATGAAGCCGGACATAGTGGTAATTGTTTAAGGTTTAAATATGGTTTTTAACATGTTAACAGACACAAAATAAACAGGGTGATAACTAGAATGCTGACGAGTTTCAATACCTGTTCTGATTGTCGCTTTATGCGTTGCAACTCGTTGTTCATTATCCCCAGATATTAGCACCATCCGCGATAAGGACCGTTTCAAACCCATCCAGCAATACCGCATTTTTAACAAACTCCGTTACGTCCGTATTATCGTCCGACGCCTGTTCAACACTGTATTCGATTACAACCGCTGTTGAATGTCCGCACGTCGTGTATTCAATGTAATCCGTGCTGTTTTCTTCGAGTTCGATGGTGATTCTGTGCGTTTTCATATCCCTTTGTTTAAATGTCTGTGACAAAGGTACGTATATACAATTGAACTATGCAAGTGTTTGTTATAAAATATTTTTACATATTTTATAAGTTGCTGAATGTCAGTTGATTTGGTGGTCAACTTTTTTTCTGCCCTTGTCAAATTTTACCGGTGGGTGCGCGTCTGCATCTATATAGTTGCTTACTGAACCGTCCGGGTTCTCGTGCTTTATCACGGGTAGCGTACCTCGTAGAATACGCTGGTTTATGGCCTGCGCTGAGACTCCGCAAAGCTTGGCATATTGGTAGGGTGTTATTGGTTTCATAGTACTAAAGTACTTAATTCAATTGAACCCTGCAAGTGTATATAGCGTTTTATTATAAATAACTTATTAAAACCATGTACGGCACTTATCATCCTGGTTACACTAGTTACCTGCAAGACCCTTCCGATTGTGGGGTTTACCTGCTTACCTGCAAAAGCACTATGCGTATTTATGTTGGGTCGTCGTCTTGCGTGTCGAACCGCTTCTACACACACATGGCACAGGCTAAAAGCGGGTTACTGTTCTCTGATCTTATGCTAAGTGACTACCACACGCACGGACAGGAATCTTTTACATGCACCATGCTTCAAGAGTGCAACCCGGAGACGCTGAAGTACTATGAAGCTATTTGGATGCATAAGTTTAAACAGGCTGGGTTTGAATTGTACAATCGTCTATTTCTGAGGTTGCAGCCAAAATCTGTACTTCCTGCCCTTATGTTGAGGTATGAAGCAAACAAGGCAGAACACATTGAGCAAATGAAAAAGGATAGTCGCCCAATGGTTGCGCTGGTCTAATGAGACTATTTGAGTGAACGGCCTGCCTTGTCCCAGCCACGGCTACAACTATACGACCGGTCGGCCGGTGCCCTGGCCTACCAGGTGTTGAGGTATCCGCAGACGTGTGCTCTATCAACAGATAAATTTTTACTGCTTTATCTGTGCTGTTTTCCTGCTACTGACCCCCGGCTACCTGCCTGTGTAACTCCTGTACTTTTCCTCAGTTACCTGACGATACTAATCCCTAGGTAACTGCCGATGCTTTTCCCTGATATACCCCTCAAGTTACCTGACGCTACGCCCGTATTGTTCCCTGATTTACCCCAATACTACGCCCAGACCCCTAGCCTAGTTTAGCCCTCAGGTAACCCATTAGGTAAACCCCGATATTGCCTCAGGTAACTATCCACCCCCTCACCCATTCCCACCAACCCCAACCTCGTTCGTCCCTCCGTATTCGTCCCGTAACAAACTCAGCTACTTACTGACAGGTTGTGACTAACATGAGATATGTTGACGGATATTCACTTTCTAAAAAGAACCCTTTCGGCACTGGGTCAGAAACCAGGTTAGCAACCATATACCAGCCTGACGATTATACACTGACCAAAATACTACAGTTGCCAGCGTCCGGTTTACGTATGCTGTATTTACTCGCTGCCAAACTGGACCCCGACACCAAACTATCAACACTCACACGCAAGCAGATGCGCGACCACGTAGGAGGGAAACCCGCTGACCTGTCCACTGCTATCAAATCACTGCTATACGCTGAGCTGGTAGCCTATGGACCCAGACCCCATACCTATTGGCTTAGCCCTCGTGCGTTCCTGCCTGTATCGATCCTCACCACCTCATAAAAAAAAGACAGTGTACGCACAGCATACCATTTTTTATAAGGGATTCCTTACCCATGCACGCACCACTAGGTAGGGGGGGGTAGACAAAACGGGGCCGCGTGTGGGGCCGGGCGTGGTGGTAGTCCCAGCACCAGACCGGGAAGATAATTGTGTAAATCGGCCAAAAAACGGGCAGCTACTGGGGTAGCAGGTCCGCGTAAGCGGCATGTATAAATGAAACGTTACAGATAGGCGATATATAGGGTTCGGGGCATGGGCCAAAATGAGCTAACTGCCTGATATAGCAACATTCCACTCTAACATAGTTTGCCAAAAAGTCTAAAATAGTGTAGAGTAATACTCTAACATAGTTTGCTATTTCTCGCCTTATTATCTAAAAATATATTGTATTAATATGTTTTTTTAGATGATTACTCTATATTTGTGGAGCATAATCGTGCAGCACAATGCACAAAATACGATACTGGCTAAAGATGAACATCCTGGAAGGAACTTGTTCGTGGATCACAAAATGCGATCATATTGGCGAAGCCAAGCTATTTGGTTATATCCTCGCTACCATGAACCGGACCGATGGTTTATGGACCAACACGAAGCAAAAGCGGCTGGCCGTTGAGCAGTTATACGGGCTTAAAGAAGCGAGCCAGTTTAACTACATGAAAAATCTGGTAAAAAACGGCCTGCTGCTGAAAAAAGGGAAGGGAGAATATCAGGTCAACAAGCAATATGTAAGCTACGGAAAAGATGAGCAAACTCACCCCAAGTAATTTACTAAAGCCGCTGGCAAATAAAGACGATATTAATGTCGAAGTAGACATGAATAGTCTTGTTTTATTCGGGCCTTATGCCGGTATGACCGTAGCGGATATAATAGATCGTGATGTATGGTGGATGAAACGCCTGTTAAAAACCTGGACCTATTATAAAGTAAGTGATTTGGTACGCGATTACATACAGGGTTACATGATTGAGGTCAAGAAAAAAAGCGTGACTAAACGCGTCGCGATCCGTGATCAGAAAAAGCGGGAAAGTGCTGAAATAAAAGCGGAGCCCGTAGCTGTCAGCGAAACGGTTGACGGCTTGAAAAAACTTGACAGTAAGCTGCTGCCCAAAACTGGTATCGTGACAATGGAAACGATTATCAACTTCGGCCCTTTCACCGGCATATCGCTGAAATCCCTGATCAATAAAGATCAGAAATACGCGCAGTCGGTCATTGAGAAATGGCCACCGTCCCGATTGGATAAACAGATTCGCATATATTTTTAAAACCTTATTAAAACCATGACAACCAAAATTCCCTATAACCTCAACTATCCCATATGGGTGAAACTTACCGAGGCTGGGTATGAAGTTTGGAAAGCTGGCAAAGAGCAATACCTGCCCAAAAAATTCCACCATCCAGTAGAGGTTTACAAAAGCGTGGCTGATTCGGATGGATACGTGTCCATACAAGGCTGGGAGTTTGCCCAAATATTCGGCCCTCACATACACAATACGGCGAGCCTGTTTAATTACCAAGCCTATGTTGAAGTAGAGGTGATTGAATCCGACACAGACAGCTTACAGGAAATTAACTCCGGCCTGCCGTCTCACGAAATATGGCTTGGGTATTACCATCTGGGGCAGGGGTACGAACCGCCTACGGAACCTGAACTGGTAGCGACAATACAGGCTGTCAGTTTTGTAATCGCCTGCTTTAAATACGAGTTGCGCCTAAACTATGAAAGCGTGTGCAAACACGAGAAACGCGGTCGGATAGCCAATTATGAATATGGCTGGGATTACGACATGTCCAGAAATTCTAATAGCTGGACCGGAGCCTACTATCCGAGCCGAGAAGCAGCGTTAGCCTCATTCAACCGAACAATAGTGAAAAAAGAAGTCTAAGATTTATAAACTTCAATACAATGGCCGAAATTATCATACCTATCGCAATTTCTCACGTCGTGGTAGCCCCTGACAGCTTTAGAAGAAATGCGTTTGAAAAATGGGAGCGCGGATTCTGTTTCTCTCCAGAGATTGACGACACAATGAGGCTACCATTATACATTACACTCACCTTTCCAGATCAAGGGACGGTAGACAGAGCGATTGAGGCTTTGCAACTGTTACGGGAACGAATGCTTGTTGGTTGTGAAGAAGCGGACGAGGAGCTGATGGCCCGCACCGACCGAAATATGAACCTGATCAGCGCATTTGCCGAGCATCTAAAAAAGGAAGCCGGTATAGACATTCCAGATTCAGCAATCGAATCCTTTTTCGACGCATGAAAAAGAAAGCTGAGATCGAAAAGCTGATAACGGTAGCCACTAAACGTAGTAATCAGGCGTTGCTGGAAAAGCTGAAAATTACCAAAACAACGCCGAACTACGCACAGCGAAGCCAGGAACTCAGCTTAGTGTTCATGCAGGCGAGTACAATGGCCAACACGTTGCGGATGGTGCTAGACAAAACACCGTTGACCGACCAAGACCTTCGATACTTATTCACAGACTGCGGATAACAGTAAAATGGCAAAACGTCACAAGTGGGGCGGAACCCCAATTAAAAAAACCATATACGAATCCGCTCAAAACTGTCAGGATTGTGCCTGTGTACGTGAATATGTTGCCGGACGCGTAACCTATTTTCTCAACGATACAGTGTATGATACTGCCCCGCCATGTGACCCTACAAATGTGTGGGTAGAGCCAGAGGGCCGAATAGTTTAAACCAACGCCGACCGGGCGCAAAACGGCTAACAAAATGACAACAGAAATAAAGGAAACATTTGAGCAGTGGCTTGAGCGAATTGCAGAGATAAAGCCGTGGAGTCCGGGCGAAGGTCAGGAACCTATTGATATGTACGTCACCCGGCTCGACGGTGCGTACCTGTGCTTCGGTAACCTGACCGAAGATGTGCGCTGGCTGTACAACAAAGGCATTACCGAGCAGATCCAGAAAAAAGACCCGGACGGCAATACCGCCTGTATTGGTTTCAACCCGGCTGAGCAGAAGTGGTACGGCTGGTCACACCGGGCGTATTACGGCTTTGGAGTAGGCTATACAGTTCAGAAAGACGGGGCTAACTACAGCCCAGCGAATGAAGTAGACTTCTTGGAATGGGCCATAAACTTTCATACGGAGCCTGAGCACCTGTTAGTATCGGGCGAGCTGGGGCAAACCGACGGAGCAGGCCATCCGGGGGCGAAAATAACGTGGACCTATGCCGATACCATCGGCAACGAAGCCTTGCGCGGTAAACAGGGGCAGGCGTTCTGCACCTTTCCGCCTAAATGGGGCCGGGGCGAATGGACCGCCCTGACCTTGGACGACGCTAAACAGATGGCAATAGACTTTGCGGAATCAGTAAGTTAAGAGGAAGGTTCGGACACCCGGCCGGCCGTGCTGGTCGGGTTGTTTCCAAAACGACAACCACATGAGCGAGACCAGGCAACTTACCCCGCAGCAACTGGGCCAGTGCATCAACAAACAGGTGCAGATAGATTGCATTTATAACCCGTACCACGGCCAGCGTGGAATCTTGGTTAGCTTATCGGCAAGAGCCGAGGTGCTTTTTTCAGGCGGCTTCGGTATGTTTTCGCCAAATTACCTGCGCCCCGTCCTTCGGCTACCAACAGACGTAACAAACCAAGAGTGGGTGGCCCATTTTGGAGACATCTTTGTTATAACGCAGGCTGAAGAAGGGGACCATGTTCTGTTTTGCTACCCAAATGAAAGCAAACCTTTCTTAACGATCTGGAACGATGGCGAGATTGGCTGCGATGAAATGCTTCCTTACGCCAGCCTCATTGACTACCTGCGGTCTATTGGCGTTGACACCAACAACTGGATCAAAGAAGGGTTAGCCGTACATAAACAGATGCCATAAGCAACATCGTTGTCCGGCAGATTTATCAATAAAGTCAAACAATAAAGCAACTAAAAATCCTTATTAAAACAATGGAGCAATACCTGTGTACCCAGGCTGTGATCGACCACATGCAGCCAACCCAAGTTTCCAAACCGTTTCGTTCCGGTTACCATGACGATACCGATTTGTACTACGTAGCTGAACTGGATCATAAAATCGCCAGCAAATATTATAACAAAGTGATTGAGCCGTACAACAACAAAACCCGGCATAACCACATCGACTTCTGGTATTGCATCTGCGAACCCGGTAGCATGGACACCAGCGAGTTTGATTGCGCGGAGATTGCTAAGGTTGGTTTGTTTTATTTGATTGAAGATGAACTCAATTTAACAAAGGAAACGAACCGCGCTCTGGTCATTGGCAACCTGGCCAGCGACGAAGGGGTTGATCCGATCACGTTTATTAATACCTATTGCGCGGAAGTCGAGACACAAAACTACGTAACGAAGCTGACCGCGCTTCAGCACCAGATCGGCTATGTCAAGGGCCGGATACAGCCCGTCGCCTTACTCGGGTTACTGGGTGAAGTAGGGGAGGTCGCGGCCGAAGCCGAGATATATGCTGACAACACACAGATCGGTGAGATAGACGACCTATTGACTTTTGAACAAGTCATTGCCCACTATAAGGCTCTATTTGTGGAGTTCGCGTCCGAAATTGACCGGATCAAGAAAAAAGTTCGCAGTGACAGCCGATACAGCCAGGCACTCCGCTTTGAGGTTACCGAGACGAAATTCAACGTCGAACTTGCCGACGTGTTCTACTACCTCAACGCCACGGCCTCCTGTCTGGGCATGAGCCTGGAGGATCTAGCCAAGCTATCCTACCAAAAAGTAATCGCCAGACGGGCCACCATCGGCCCCGAGCTACTGGATAAACCTGAAACCTCCGCATAGCCATGTCCTATACGCTCGATCCGGATCAAGACACCTCCTATGCACTGACCAGCGGCTCTACTCAGCTACTGTTTGAGGAAAAAAATATGGTGGCGTGGGTTATGTCCAACCACATCTATCAGTACACCCATCTGTTGGGAATCGTGATCGTTACGGTTCACAAAACGAACGACGGTGTAATAAGGGCCTCGCTGGAAACCGTGTCTAAAAATCGGCTTTGTCGGCGTTACATCACGTTCCAATACAGCCCGACCCCCCGATCTATTGGCTACCACGCGTTAAAGTTCCTCCGTTACGTCCATGATTGATCTGTTCGGGCAGGAAATACCGGACGCCACGCCCAAACCAAACCGATCAGCCTGGCATTCGGGCACCAAACACGGCAATCCATGCATAAAAGTGTTTGGGCCGGGGCCGGAAGGGGCGAAATGCAAGACCTGTGCGCTACTCCGGTACGTAGAGTACAGCAAACGGTACTACAAATGTGCCAAACGGGGCGTATCCAGCTCTGTTACCACCGATCACCTGATCAACTGGCCGGCCTGCGGCCAGTACCAAGCCGAAAATTCAACCAAATAACCCAAATACAATAATAAAACCATGAGTAATCTCATTTCCCATGCCGAGCGTGAGCTTGATGCCCTGATCGCAACCGACAATCAGGAAGAAAAAGACGAGTATACCCAGCACCTTAAAAAAAACGTGCTCGACTTAATGGCGGTTTTTGCCGAGCAGGGCCACTCGGGCAGCTCAGCTCCAATGGTGAGTAAGCTGTTTTATGACCTCGCTAACTTCAAGCCGCTGCTGCCTATTACCGGAAACGACAATGAGTGGGGCGAGGTTGATGGGGGCATATTTCAGAACAGTCGGTGTGGTGCGGTGTTCAAAAACGGAAAAGAAGGTAAGCCGTACTACCTCGACGCCATTGTGTGGCAAACCCAAAACGGAGGGTCGTATACAGGCAGTGCGATATTGGCGGACGGAAAAAAAATACCGTCGCGGCAATGGGTCCGGTTACCCTTCACGCCGAAAACGTTTTACATCAACGTGATCGAGAAAGAAGTAGCCCCCGACGATTGGGAGTTCACGGTGAAAGACGAAACGCAGTTGGCCGAGGTGTTTGCGTATTACGACCGCAACGAGATCGTGTAAACTAAAAGTGTTTTAAGGCCCAATTACAGACAGTTTATTATCATAAACCAATAACCCCCCTGAGTTATGTTCAATTCAAATCGCGTCGCAGAAGGTTGCTTAGCGGAAGCCCCGGCACCTAAAATGCACAACCACTCAAACGACCGTGAACCCAGACAATCCCTAAGTCCGTACGAGATATGCCAAATAGGATTTTCTTATTTATGGTCTGAGGAGCAACAGGAAAAAATCGGCCCCAAACGCATCTACGACTCCATGCTAGTGGAAGATCGGATAGCGAGATACGCAGCCCCGTGCGTAAAGGAGTTTACTCGGGAAATTGCCGTAGTGCTGTTCGAGGCCAGCCGAACTGTGTTCAGGTTCATGGCCGGGGTTGAAAAAGCTAATATGCTCAAGTCGGTGCACGAAGAAAATGTGTACTTTTTAATTGAGCCCGACCATATCATGCGTAACACCGAATTGGATTATGATCTGGTTGTAGAAGTGTTAACCGATTTAAGCCAGATGGGCGTCTTGGTTCGCATTGATGCAAAACTACATGGCAACTCGCAGGGAAACCCAGCCTTTTTCTTTGATATGCAACACGCTGTCTTTCCGACAAAAGAGTGGTTTGACGAGATGAAGGAAGTTAAGCTGTAGATATGTTTTTTTGCATATTTAAACAATAGTTTTATTTTTGGGCCGCAGGTTTACCTATATCGGTAGCTGCGGCCCAAATGGTTTCCAACTACGTACCGATAGCTCACCAGAACGCGTACAACGCCTATGTGTCGCGGCATGACCAACTGCCGTGGCAATACCAGGCGTCGAGCGAAGCCCGCCAGAAGCAGCTATTCGACCAGCCAATCCTGGTCTGGAACGACGAGTTCAACACCAACCCCCTGCTTCTGGTTGAGTTCCTGCGCCGTGTATCGGACTACATGCTGCTCAACCCCCACCCGCTCTACGGCAATCATAACCCGAACCACGCCAGACTCTATGACGTCGTGGCCGGAAAGCTGAACCGCAGCGATTACGAACCGTTGATGAAGCTGTTCGGGGAGGAGCCGGCGTTAGGGGTGAAAGACAACCATTTCTTCCACGGCGCGGAAAAAACCATTCTCAGCCAGATCCTGGCCCAGCCGTTTCAGTTCGGCGTCCGCAATATCAATACCGATTTCGCCCAGAAGTCTATTCTGGACGACGCGAAGAAAGGCGCGAAGCTGGCGATGCAATCCATGCTTCAGACCATGTACGCCCAGGGGGAAGGCCACGTTGCGCCGGTAATTGACCCCAACATCCAGTTGCCCAAAACCACCGACGAGTGGCTGAGTTTCGCCACCGGGCAAGAGCAGGTACAAGGCATTGTCTACGACCTGTTGCAAGACATTGACGCCCGGTGCAGCTTTCAGGACATCGGTCGTAAATCGTTAAAGCATAAGTTCCGGGTCAATGGCCAGTTCGCGTTCACCGAAGTCAAGAACGGCCGGGTGTGCGCCAGGGCCCTTACGCCGGCCGAAGTAAGGTGGATGGCGGGTAAACCCGTCGAGCAGCTCAGCGACCCCGCTGTGTTCGGTATCCAGGTCAACGAGTACATGACGCCGACCGAACTGATCAATACGTTCGGCACCGGCCAGCTCGCGACCGGCACCGGGGTGAAGGGTGCGTTGCGGTACGTGGAAAAGCTGTTCGAGCGCAACGCGCCCCGTATCGGCTACGACCCGTACGGCACCTACTGGTCCAGCCGGGGCATATCAGCCGACACCACCAATTACTGCCTGGACGAGAACAGGGACTACACCAGTACGGAGGTGAACTGGATGCGCAACCTGTTCTATCCCATGCGCGGGACGGGCAAGCTGCTGGTGAATATGCTGGTGCAGCACAACTTTTTCACCATGCTGCGGGAAAAGCGGTTCATGGTCGAGCGCGTGGATCGCGATGGCACCCGCAGCCCGGCGACCGACAGAGAGCTAAAGAGCTGGCAAACGGCTCGTAGCGGTGGGATCGGCTACGACATCGACTTTACACCAATCGGCACCAAATTACCAAGCCGGGCCAATGTGAAAGTATACGCCCGGCCTCAGCTATGGTCGTTTAAACGGATCGGCCACGACTCGTTTATCGACATCGGCCCGTACAAATACCAACCTGATTTTGATGAAGATACCCAGGAGCGGGACAAAATATACTGGCCGGTTGTAGGCCGGATCAGCTACGAGAAGTCGATGGCCAGGCTCGGGGAGGACGACGCGGCCCGTGGCAACGTACTCATGCAGCGGGTCGATATGTTTCTGGCCGACATGGGGTATGACAAAGCCCTGATCATTGACGATACGCAGGGTAAAAACGCGGTGGCCTACCGCTACAATGCGAAAATGACCGGTGTGGTCAAGATCGACAGCACCAAGTACCAGCCGGGCAACATGGCCGGCTTGCAGCATTTAAAAACAATCGAGCTCTCCAACGCCAGCGAACAGCTCAAAGTCGCGTGGCAAATGTTTCGCGACTGGCAAACCAGCTACGAAATACGGGTCGGGGCCGGCCCCGATGTTCAGGGTCAGACCAGCCCGTACTCCTCGGGTAAGCAGCAGCAGCTCAACATCGCGAATCAAAAGCAGCTCAATATCGACTTCAACTGGGAGCACAGCCAGTTCATGAACGAGCTGCTACAGACCTGCGCCGACGTATCCAAATTCCATTACGCCGTCGATAACCAGGCGTTGATGGTGATCAGCAAAAACGAGCAGAAAATTCTCCAGCTCACCCGCGAGTTGCGCAGCGCGGACTTCGCGATCCGGTTAGAGTCGGGTCAGTTACTCTCCGATACGAAGCAGGCCCTGGATCAACTCGTCACCTTGCTCATGCAGTCGGGCGGCTCGGACGACGCCGAAGCGTTGATGCAGATCATTCTCTCGCCCAATCCTTCCGTTGGCTACGCCAATTACCGCAAAGCACGGGAGGCCGTGGCCGAACGGGCGTCGGCACAGGCCCAGCAAGAGGGTCAACTGGCTCAGATGCAACTGGCCGACAAACAGGCCCAGCGCGACCACGAAAAAGAGCTACTGCGCATGGAAATTGAGAAGGATATTCTCGTCGCTCAGATGCGGGTAGCGGATAACCGGGAGAAAGAAGATTTCAAAGGGACGCTGACCGATATAAAGACGAACACCGACCGGGAAAATAAGGTTATGGATGCAGAAATGGAGCAGGCGTCAGCCGAGCAACAGGCCGCGTTATCGTCGTCCCAGTAATATGGTAAAAACCTTAGTAAAACTATTCATGGGACTTGTCAATACACCCACCCCGGCAAATGCCCCGGCCCAGATCCGTGAATTGGAACGGTTACTGGTACCGCCCGTTATGCCGTACCGGCACAGTCATACCGAGGTGATTGTGCAAACGGTGCTGGCCGAATTGATCGAGCAGCTTAAAACGGGTTCGGTTGATCCGGCTACGTTCTGGGAGAATGTGCATACCGAATGCAGAACGCGCCGGCTCGCGTACTGGAACAACCAGAAAAAATAGATAATGCTTGTTTTCTATACACCGGACAAAGGGTTTGGCTGGCCGATCACGGTACTGGATCACCCGGACATAAAGCCGTTGGTCAACTTGTGGGGCGACGCGGCCCTGCATTACGCGTGCTGGTTCGCTCACCCGATCTCCCTGCACAGCAAGCAAAGCGACCTGGAGCTGCGGGAAAAAGAGGTCATTGAGCACATGACCGCCATGAACCAGGGCCATGTCAACAACATGGGCCGGACGCTGTACCCCACCGGCTTGTACAAGGACGATGCTTTTGTGAAGCTGACCAATGCGCTGCTGGAATTGCCGTCCATTCCGGACGTTACGAACGTCGCGTTTTTAAAGCGCAAACTGGCGCAGTATCAGAAACAGGAAGATTCGATGGTGTGGAAAAAGGCTGATCACGCTGACTTTCCCAAGCAGGTTACGGCCGCTAAGAACCTGCGCGGCTTGATCAACGAAACGGCCAAAGAGCTATCGGAGGCCGAAGCCCGGTTGCAGAAAATGATCGCGGAGGGCGGCACGATTACCCTGGACCAACTCTGGAACGCAATTTTATAAAACCCAAATACAGATGAAAAAACGACTGTTTCAAATTGCCATTTTGTTTCACCCCAGTGCCAAAGATGTAGAGGCCGGGAAGCAGACCGAAATTATCCTTGATCCTAAAAACGTGCTGGCCACTAACGAGGATCATGCCAAGACGCTCGCCAGCCGGGAAATCCCTGAGAAGTATCTGGACAAGCTGGAACAGGTCGAGGTCGTTATCCGACCTTTTTAAGTGCGGCAACGTTCGACAAGGACGTTGCCGCGAATCAAGGCATAACAACAATTTATGCAAAGGCCCGAATGTCGGGCAAAAGCCAATGGGAAACGTATGCGTTCCCGGTCAGATCCGGTGAGCCCAATCCGTTTCAGGACTGGGGATCGCAACAAATCAACGGTGTGGGTCAGTTGTCCAAAGCCCGGCAATATATAAATCACCATCGGCAACTGGACTTGTCGTCTGAACAGTACGCTACGAGTTGCCTTCTGGCGAGAGAAAACCTGATTCGGCCAGAAAACTGCTTTGTGGGTAACGCGAAAGCCGATGAAGAATTTGTTTCGCCTGGATTGATCAACATGGCTGATTATGTAAATGGTCAGACATTCACCGTAGGGGGCGAACAGCGACAGATTCTCATTAGCAAAAAAAGGCATAGCGGAAAGACTAACTATGATGCCTTTATGGAGAAGGAATACGCAGAGCTTCTTGGCAAGCTATACCAGTCGGCTATAAAGGGCTTAATAGAGCACAACGCGAAGTAAGATGGAAAACGAGGTCGTTATACACCCGGACAGTCTGCGGGCCTGCGCCTACGAGGTGCTGAATGCGCTGTACGGCAGTGGTCCGGTCGATGATAGCAATATCACGATTTATCAGATCGAACCCGAGCTGATCGCGCAACAGACAGCGTTACGGGTGAAAGACGATGCCCGGACGCTGCAACTGGGTCAGCAGATCGCGCCGTGGCGTATAACGACCCGTACCGTCACCCTGTCCGGAGACGAGTGCGCGAGTTGCGACACCAATGTTCGCTCTGCACCGATCCCCACCTTCTTATCGTGGAACGGCACGCCCTACATCACCAATGTGTCGTGCTGCGGAGCCTCGCTGGTGCCGGTCGCTCAGCGGTGGCAGCTACCCGTTGTGTCCAGGCGCAACAACGTCTCGACTTATTGCGTGGAGGGCAACAGCTTATTCGTGTATACCACGACGCAACTGGTGGCGGTCGATGAGCTGAGCGTTACCGGGGCGATGGAAAACCCGTGGGAAGGGCTGGATCGCAATGATCCGGCGTACTGGGAAGGACCGTGGCAGTGGGAGAACAACCGGGCCGTGATCAAGGAACGGGCCGAAATGCGCCTGCGCGGTGGTAACGTCGCGACCTGGCAACGAGCCGACAAAAAGAATGAGGGCACTGAAACGCCCATAAACCAACCATAACCCAACTAAAGATGAGTAAGCTAAAAATAAGATCATTCTGCCACGACGGCTGGCTGTATTCAGATATTACAAGCGACCAGGTGCATCGTATTGAGAATGTTCCACTTCCGGACAATGCGAAATCTGTTGAGCTATATGTTGTGCTTGACAGTCGGGAAGATGCCAACTTGGTTACGGGAGCATTGGGTAAAATTGCTGCCTGTTTCGCGGCAGATAGTGCTAAGGAAAAAAACGCAGATGCGGGCGTAATTTTTACTCCGATAGAGCCTTCGTCAACCATTGAAAGTCCGTTTATTGAGAAGAACGAGAAAGGATATGGTACTATAGTGTTGTCGGCCGAACAGGCAAAAACTATAGCATTAAGGGCTCGGGTAGCGAAAGAAAAGGACGATCAAGAATTTGCTGAAGTTTTCGCCGGCATTCAACAGGCGGCTAAACAAGGTTGCTTGATTAAAAAGTTTGACTCCAGGCACGGATTTTCTACTGAACTGTTAGCTCGTTTACGCAAAGAACGCTACAAGGTTTCCGAGTTTCAGCCGAACTATAACCCTGGGCAGACCGGTAGCATAATCGTGTCTTGGGAAATCTAAAATAGAATATTAAAAACATGGAAACGCGGGTACTGGATGATTTGCTGTCTGATCTGACGGAGGAGTTCAACTTCCCCAACATCGAACGCTTCCGCTTTCGGGTCAACGATCATATGCGCACCGTGTTCCGAAACATTGGCTATGACCTGATCGCGAGTGAGTTCACGGAAAAAATGCCCGTGGCGCAACACACGCTTACCACCCCCAGCTACGTGCTGAAGGTCGAGGATTTGAGCCTGGACGGGCAGCAATGGGCCGGCTACGAAGTCACGACCGAAATGTACCCCAAAGCGTTACTCGCTTTCAAACGGACGCCGGTAGGGCTGCAACTACCCAACTACCCGGCCGGCGACCTTTACGTTCGCTACATTGGCTTGCTGAAGGATGAACGGGGGCAAGCCCTGATCCATAGGGAGGCTTATGCCGCCTGCTACGAGTTTGTGTTAGGCAAACTGTTGGAAAGCCACCCGCTTCACCCCCGCTACAACGACCGCTACCGGGTGCAGCAAAACGCCGATACACTAATTGCCCAGACCAGGGCCGAGCTCAACCGCGAAACAGCCGCGACCCGCCGTACCGAACGGCAGGCCAGCGGCTTTATTCGTAACCAGACCAACGACCGTTTTTTCTACTAACCCAAAACAGTACCGCCGTGAACCGCAAACAAATCCTTATTCGCTGCATGGGCATACTATTAGCTACGCCCTTCGTTGTTCGTTCCATTGCCCATAACCCACCGCCCACGTTTACCACGATCATTATTGTGGACCGGCCGGGCGGCAATGGTGAGAGAGGCTTCGGCCAGAAACAAACCTTTGCCTTTGACGCCCGTGCGCTCTCCGCTCAGCAAATAGCCAGTCGTGTGCAGGCCGTGATCCCTGATGTATACGCTATCGCGATGCCGGACGGGCGGATGTACGAAACCCGCTTCCAGCGGTACCGCACCCTGAACGGCAAAGAGATCAAAGCCGACTGGGTAGCGATCTGGGAAAAGAATGTTGAACCACAAACCAAAAAAACCAATGGCTAAACGAAACAATGCCCATGCGTCTACCCAGACCCCGCCCGAGAAAACCGATGCCGGCGTACCGGAACAAAGCAAGTCGCCCGCTACCGAGTCTGCGAAGCCCCAGGACACCGCACCCGAAGCCGTGACACCGCCTGCTCCCGAAACAACGGAAACGGGTATCGAGCCACAGACGCCGGCTGTTGCGGAAAGTACGGATACTGCGCCACCAATCACCGATCCACCGGCAGACGAACAAAACTCGGCAGACGAAGCGCACCAGGGACCAGCACCCGGCAGCAATGGGCCTGCCGGACTACGTCCGGTTGTGAGTGACCGATTGGCACAACTTACCGAGATCGGGGCGTTGATTCGCAAATTTGTCGAGGACAAAGTGGCGAATGGCAATCCGGATCTGGTCTGGCCAGAGGTGGAGGTTTGGTTGGATGAAAACGTGGTTGGTTACAAGGAATCAAGAGTCTAATGCCTACGCACACACAGGTTTTTTCTGGCGGCATGAAGCAGGATGTGGATGCACACCTGCAACAGCAAGGGACGTATCGCTACGGCCGGAACGTACGGACTCTGTACAACCGGAATCGCAGCGATACGTCCGATGGGAAAAGCCTGTCCCTGGCCAACAGCCCCGGCAATCTACTCACCTTAACCCTGACGCAAGGCTACCACATCGTTGGCGACGCCGAAGCGCAGCGCGGCAACGTGCTATTCCTGACCAACAACACGACCAGTATCGTCGGCTTCTGGGACTACGATAGTGAGGTGAACGGAGCCGTGGTTACGGGTGCCTTTCGCGTCCTGTACAGTGACGACAATGATCCGCACGCCAAGAACCAGCCCTGGTCCAAGCGGGGCAGCGCGGCTCCCGAGCGGCTGGGCTGGCGAACGACCGACACCTTTGACATTGAAATTGCGTACGAGAACGAGTCGGTAGAGCGCGTGTACTGGACGAACCGGCGCGGCACGAAGCATGTGCTGAACCTGCGCCATGCACCGACCACCACCCCGTACCCGTCGTCCTGGTCGGCTCACGGATTCCGGGAACGGCCGGACGTCGTTTTTCCTACCATTAAGCTCCTGGGCCGGGGTATTGGCAAGCTACTATCCGGCACGTATCAAATCGCGATAGCCTACGAGTCGCGGGACGGCGTACGGTCCGCGTTCACGCCCGTGACCCGGCGCGTGTTTGTCACCAGCGAAAAGCTGGACGTGCTGGGCTTCGACAGATTCCCCAGCCAGATCCCGACGACCGGCGTTCGGCTCTCGCACCACAACCGGGTCATGGGCGCGTCAGGCGTCGTAACCCAGGAAAGTTTGCGCTGGGAGCTCAGCCGGGTCGATGTCCGCTGGGAGCGGGTGGTTGTCGCCGTTCTGTACTACGAAACGGAAGGCTTACCCACCTCAATCCGGACCCTGCCACCCATAACCATCACCCCGGCGTTGTCAGGCAGCACGGCGATAACGGTGGAGATCGTTGATAACAGCGGAGACGAAATCACGGTAGCCGAACTGAACCAGCGGCACGAAACGGTGCTGCGCGTTGGTACCCTGGCCCCGGAAAACAACCGGCTGGTGGAGGGCGACTTGCTGCGGCTCCCGCCGATTACTATGAATGCGTCGGCCGTCCGCTTTCAGCCCTTCCTGAAACGATGTGTGCTGGATGAGGTCAAAGAGCCCACCTTCCGGCCCGTTGCCAATCCGACGTCAGGCAAGCCCGATGGCAACCCGCTGACCAATTCGTCAACCGTGACGCTGGGTAGTGTGGTGCGTAAAACGTTCAACGGCCTGACCGAAACCTACACCGTTACCAACGACTACCTCAACGACAAAGGCCAAGTCTGGGAGTGGCTGCACGGCTCGTACTTCCGGGGCGAAACCGAGGAGTTCGGCGTATTGCTGTTCGACCGGCTGGGCCAGCCGATGTTCGTCACCCCGCTACCCGCCTTCACCTTTCCCCAGTTGTACGACGAAGGGCCGGCTGGCGAAACCGACCACTACGCACTGACCAAACTCAGCCCGGCCGGTATTTATGAGCTGGTGCCGATGGGTGTATTGATCTCCGGGCTCCGGCTACCGGTGGCCGATTTGTACGACAGCGAGGGCAAACTGAACGTGAGCGGCTTTATGATCGTGAAGCGGCAGCGCGTTCCCCGGCTGCTGCACCAGGGCGTCGTGTTTCCGGTTTGTCGCACCGACGAATGTAAGCTGGATTCGGGCCGGTCGGAAAAGCCGTTTCCCCTGCCTTACCTGAACTGGTTCTCCACCGATTTCGATGGGCAGAACCGCCACAGCTACCCCTGGCCTACGCCCTGCACGACACCCAATGAAGGCGACTGGCGCGAAACCCGCAGCCAGCCCTACTACCTGACCTACCACAGCCCGGATGTGCTGATCGAAGGTGGACTCAAAGAACTGGAGGAGGGCGATGTGCTCCACCACGTCGGCATCGTATCGCGGGCGTACTCCAGCAACGTAATTGCGCTGGACGGCTACAGCCGGGCCCTGCCTGACAAAACCCACGTCACCCACGGTTATACAAAGTCGTACCGGACCGCAACGAACCTATCCTGGCTCCCTACGCTGCTCGCGCGCGGCCGGCCGCGCCTGGGCAGTGAGACGAGGCTGACGCTGGCCAAACTGCACAGCGATGGCTTCAACACCACCTACAAAGAGCTGGACAAAAACAACCTGAACCTGAAGATCGAAACCCAGACCCACCCGCAGTGGTCGGGCGCGGGCGGACTCTATATCTACGGCGACGGGCTGTTGCAGCGAAACGCCGTGATTGTAAAAACGGCGGACTGGACCAGTATAGACGCCGGCTCCCAAGAGAACCCCGGCACGTTCCGGATCGTCAACTACATCCAGCGCACGACCCAGCCGGTCGATGCGCAGTCGTCCATAGAACCGTACTACCCCTGCGGCCACTTTCAGCCCATCACCGAGTCGTTACTCGGTATGGCCAAACCGGTGGAAACCGCTGCGGGTCAATTTTTCGAGTTTAACGACATTGAGGTCTGGGGCGGACCGGCGTACGTCACGCTGTTTGATTTCGCCCGCATTTACCCCTTTTATTCCGATAGCTGCCGGCAAAGCGATTACGGCATTGGACACGTTGTTCCGGTTGAATCCAAATACAACCTCGCGTTGCGACCCGGCCGAACGCTGGCCCGCAACGCGTTCCGGCCCGAACGGACCACGTGCCGGGAGGAAGGAGAGCAGTTTCAAAACGGGATTAATCCGGATCAGCCCGAGGACTGGAACTACAACAAAGCGTTGACCGTGGACACCAGGGTCAATCCTTACGCGGTCATGCCCCGCGACTTTCTGGCCGTGACCAACGACCCGGCCGGCTTTAGCTGGACGCCACCCAAACAACCCGGCCAGTTTATTGACGCCTGGCGCAGCCGGCTACCGGGCGACGCGGGCCAGGCCAATGGCAGTTTGGGCGCGATTGTCAAGTTGCAACGGGGTCAGGGCCGGGGGCTCCTGTGCTGGCAGGAACGGGGCGTCGGTATATTGCCGCTCGACCCGCTGAGCTACCAGACGACCGATGCCGGCGTGATCGAAACGGATTCCGGAGCCGTGTTCAACCGGATGATCACGATCAGCACCGAGTTCGGTACCCAGCACCCCGAATCCGTCTGGTCCAGCAATGGGCAGGTGGGGGCGTGGGATGCCCGGATGGGGGCGTTGCTGCGGTATACCGGAGGGCTCGACAGTCTGAGTGCGAGTGAGCTGTTCAGTGATCAGCTTAAACGCCTGACGTATGAACTGGCCGGTGCCGGGATCGACAGCTTGCGGAACTGGCAGTGCGTGGCCGGTACCAACCGCGACAACGAGGAAATCCTGTTCTCGTTTTACAAACCGGGCATACCCACGTTCACCGCTGTGTACAGCACGGCTATGAGTTCGTTTGTCGAGATCAAGGACGGCGATTATAGCCGGTTTGTCAATCGCGGCCGGCTGCTGCTGGCGTCGGCCCGAAGCCAGCCTAACACGTTATGGGCGATGGACCGGGGGCCGTTCGGTCAGTACTTCGGCACGTTCTACCCGTCCGTGGTCAGGTTCATTGTCAATCCTTATCCCAACCAGAAAAAAACGTTCGACGCCGGCCAGATTAATATCAGTGCCGATAGCTGGCGGAAAATCACCCGGATCACCCACTGGACGCCGGACGGCGGACCAGCGCAGGTGCATACGCTGTTTCCGGCGAATGACGAGCGGTTCCGGTTCTTTCAGAATGCGCTGCGCTACGCCATGCACGAAGTAGACTGGTCGGGCACCAAACAGCGACTCCGGGACGACTATATGACGGTGGAAATTGAGATCGGTAACGATGCCGAGAACAAGCAGGTGGTGCTGGTCGCGTTTTCAACCGTATTTAGATAAGTGAAAAAACATATTAATACACTATTTTTATGCTTGTGTTCAACATTGTATATAGTATTGGCATCATTCTGTTGCTGACCGGATTCATTTACTGGGTAGCTCGACGCGACAACGGCAAATCTACTCAGTTACCCACAGACCCGACCAAACCATGACACTGGAACTTGCCTTGTACATCGGCCTGCTGCTTCATTTTGTGGGGGACTACCTACTGCAAAATGACTTTATGGCTAGAGAAAAAACAAGGTCGCTGCTGGTGGCTGCTTTGCACGCAACGATATATGCGCTGCCGTTCCTGCTGGTTTGCTGGTCGGGCTGGTGGTTGATTGTGTGGGGTAGTCACGTACTCATCGACCGCTACCGGCTGGCCGTGTACTGGATCAAGCTCGTGAACTGGAACTGGTCAAGCACAAATATGGGCTACGACGCGGACAAGCCAGTTTGGATGTCGGTATGGCTCATGATCATTATTGACAACGCGTTTCATGTGCTGATCAACTCCCTCTGTATCTACTTAGCATTCCGACCATAATGGCACTGTACGACACCACCCTGCCCAGCACCGCCTACTACCGGCCTCCGGTGTACGGTGGCGGTAATATGTATTTCAACCGGTATGGCAAACTGACCGGTTTTGGTAAGGTCGTGTCCACCGCGCTACCCGCCATTACGTCCGCAGCCGGCAGCGTGGTGGGGGCGGTGACCGGCATTCAGGGGTTGGGACAGGCCGGGGGTGAGCTGGGCCGGGCGGTGGTGAATCGGCAACTCGATCTGAACATGCCGGGTGAAGGCTTTACCGACAGCTACGAAAACGCGGAAAACGCGATGGCGCAGGGAGTCGGGCTGTCAGCCATAGGGTCGCAGGTCGGCGGGCTGGCAGCTAACTTTATACCCAACGGTACAGCGGACAAAACACCCGTGCCAACCCCGCCAGCCGTTACGCCCAATGCCCCGGCGCAACTGGGTACAAGCACGGCTATGAACTCCGCCCTGCCGGCGTTGCCCGGTGCAGCCGGGGCTATTACCCTGACCGAACAGCCCTCGTATCTGGGTGCGATGGATAATTTGTTGTTTGGCGTCAAACGACCCAAAGCAACGTCTTACTTCAGCTACGCTACGGGCGGACCGATCAAGCCAGGCTGGTCACTGAATCGGGCGAAAAACGCCTTGCTCGACGCGCCTAAACTGGTAACCGAACTGGCTGGCACCCTGGATCTGACTACCTCCATGCGTCACCACCAGCAACGGGTGTCAGCGGCTCAACGGGAAGATGCCAATAAACCCTTTACGCCCGGCCTGGCTGAAAAGCTGGCGTATAAATTCGTAAATCCTGTAGGGTACGATTTTACCAAGCAAACCGGCGATGCCAGAAAAGAGTATGACGGGTACTTGCAAGCTGAACTAGCCAGCAACGCACCGATCGGAGAAAAATCGGTACTCAATAAAAATGACGCCTGGCGGGTTTATTTGGGTATGAAGCCACAAGGGGATGCGCTGCGACCAACGGCAGGGGGCGGATACCGGCTTCACAACGACATTGAGAAAGATATACTGCGGTCCGCCCTTCGGGTGGACGTCAACAAGCTACGAGCTGGACAGGACATCAAAACGCCGAACGGCCCGGTAGAATATAAAGCGGCCGATTATCGAAACGTAGACGGTGAAGATCGTTGGGTTAACTATGATATAGGGGAGGTTATGGGCAACTATACGGTTGCCAAAGGGAAAGATGCCAATGGCAACTATATCAACTATCGGGACTGGTGGGATTTGGAACCACAGCTTATACCGGGCCAGGATTGGTCGAAAATCAAAGTTGAGAACTTTGTTGGCAAGCCCTATGAAATAAAAGGGCGAATATACTACGACCCTAAAACGGGCAAGCGCATAACGCCACCCCGGACCTATGCGGCCGGTGGTCCGGCTATCCTGTATAAGTACGGGGGAGTAGCGGGCTCCGTACCCCGGCCGAAAGACTACAAGGTGTACGGCAAAAACGACCCGACCGAGGATCTGATCATTTCGGTCAAAGGCACCGGAGAAAAGTTTGGCGAAATGCGGATTGGCGAATACATTTTACCCCAGGACAAAACCCTGTCAGCAGGCCATATCATGACGAGCGAGGTCAGTCCCCGACAAAAGAAATATGCGCTCGGCGCGTTGCTGTTTGAACAGCTCAGCGAGCAGCCGGTCGATGGCAGCAAGCTGTTTGCCGGGGGTGGCCTGGTGCCCCCACCGTTACCGGCCCCGTTCCGGATTGAAACAATGTTTCCGCAGGTGGAGCAGCCAAACTTAGGCTTCTTTGCCCGTCTGTTCAGCCGGCCACGCCGGATCGCCTACCGTCAGGTTGCGGCCCAGCGCGGCAACGAACTGTCCAGCCAGTACCGGGCCTCAATGGGTCAGATCGGGGCGTTTGGTGCGCCGGGTCGCGACTTCGTGCCGGCCGGCTTACCTATGTACGCTACCGGTGGACCGGCCAAACGTAAACCGGCTCCCAAAGCAACGAGCCAAAAGACGACAACGCGAAAAATGACGGGTACCTACGCCACGGTTACGACCGATCCCGCGACCATGCCACCGGTAACAGCGGTCGCTGGTCAGTACACGGTGCAGCCCGGCGATACCCTGGACAATATTGCGGCCCGTACCGGCTTGCTGACCCTGGACCTGATGCGGAACAACGGCATTGGCAATCCCGACCAGCTACAGCCGGGCCAGACCATTTCCCTGACCGACCCCCGGACGGCTATAAAAACCCCGGCCCCGATCACCTCACCGTCCGTTACCAACGAGCGGGTTATGTCGATCCTGGACAATGCGGCCAATCCGTTCGCGACGCAAATTGCTGGCCTGAATGCAGAACTGGGTCGCCGTACGTCTCAAACGGGTAGTGACGAAACAGGTAGTGCCGCGACAAAGAAAGGAAAGGCGGGTACATTACTCAACAGTGTTGGTGACGCGGCCCGCATCGCTACGGGCGTATCGTTGGCGTCCAAACCGGTAGCCATGCCCACCGTACCCGACCGATGGATGGATTACGTCGGTGAGGTGACGAACCGAAAAGGAACCGGGCTCAGTGCTATCGAGCGGGCAACCGCCAACACCAACATCGCCAATAACTACGCCGAGGGCGTCAACACACTAAGCCGGCTGACCGGGGGTGGGGCATCGCCCGGTGTTACGCTGGCGGGGTTGACCAACATCGGCTTGCAGCGCAACAACGCGACTCAGCAGGTGCTGGCCGAGGATAATGCCCGTCGCGAACGTAACTTTGCGTTGTTTGGGGCCGTTACAGGTCAGACGGCGGCAATGGAAAGCGCGATCCAGCGGGAAGGTATCAACCGGGATGCGGCCCGTCAGCAAATCGGAGCGGGCCTGGTATCGGCTACGTTGCAGAACGCCGAGAACAGGCGAATTTTTGAGCAGAACGCTCCACTGTACGACGCGTTGACCGAGAACCAGATTCAGCAGGCCAGCGAAACGGCCGCGACCAGAGCCGCGTTACGGCGTCGGGTTCGGGAACGGGCCTACGCATTGGGGGCATAATACGTTTTTTACCTTATTTATCGCATACTATGGTTCCGGTTGCATCGGGTAACGCAAATCTAATCGGGGCGGTAACCGCGCCGTTTACCAATTGGAGCGCGGCTTCAGCCGCCCGGCAGGAAGCCGTTCAGGTCGGCGCAATCGCCAACCAGCAAAGCGAACAGCAGTTGGCCGAGGAGCAGCAGGGCGAAGCGTTGACCCAGCAGTTTTTGCAGAAAGCCCGCAGCTTACCGTTTCTGGGTAAAGACCGGCAGCGGCTGCAAGCGTATGTAAACGCCGAGGAAAAAGCGTTGTACCGGAAACTGCTCACGGAGTACAACGGCAATTTCCGGGCATTTGCCAAAGCCGAATTACCTACGTGGCAGGCTGATTCCGCGAGTCGGTTGCAGCAACAGCCGTGGTACGCGCAGGCTACCGAGAATGTGCGCAACGTGCTGGCCGCGCAGGAGGCCGCGAATAAATCCGAGTTCCTGGTCGGCAACGGCGATCTGAAAAACTTCCGGAGTGGCGAAAAAGAGCTGGAGGGCTTTCTGACCGGGCAAAGCGACGTTTATAAGTTTAGGGGCAGCTACAAGCCAGACGACGACTTAAAAGAAATTCGCGACCAGTACGCGCCGGGCCGGTTGCCGTGGGAGCGGGTAGCCGTGGGTGAGGATGAAAAGCTGAACCGGTTAGTTGATAAATACGGCCGGGAAATGGGCGTCGATAAATACTTACGTCAACACGCCGGCACCCAGGTCTATTACAAAACCGACCCGATTACCAAAGCCTACGAGTTTCAGATGGACCAGGGCCGCTACCAAATGGCGGTCAATGACGATAAACGTAGCCAGGCGCGGCTGGGTATGGAGGGTCAGCGGTTGGGGCTGGCGTTCGACGCGAACCGACGCGCTGCGGCCGGCTTCAAAACCGATCAGGCGTTGAAAGGGCAGGCGTACCAACTCAACCAGATCAAAATCGCGAAGGGACTCCAGGACTTGTCGGGCAAATCGGCGGACGGCAAGGGCTACGACTATAAGTTGTTTGGCGAAGGGGCAGCACCCGCCGACCGAATCCGACTCAATCCCGATGCGGAAGGCAGCAAGGTGCTGCCGTTTTCCAAAGTTGACCTGTCCAAAGTGGGCCAGTTGCAGGGAGCTACGTTGTTCGGTGAATTGGGTGATGTCTTGCTGAAGCAGCTCGGCATTCAGAAAACCAAAACCGGCTTTTCCAAAGGCAATATTCAGGAAGGGTTTATTGACGCGAACGGCGTTCAGCCGATCAATCTGAAAGGACTCAACTTTCAGGTCATGGCCGTGGAGCCAAAGGTGTTCATCGACCCCAAAAGCATGAACCCGGCCAAAGGCGCACTGAACCGAGATACGCGGGGCTACAGCCGGGTAACGGTTCAGTTCAACGACCCGACTGAAGCCCGGAAAGCCGGTTTGTTTGACAACTGGACCGGGTTCGGGCCAACCAAAGCCGGCACCGGGGTGTACAACCCGTCCACCCGCCAGGCCACGATCTTCGTGCCTATCGGAGCCGTGGACGAAGCAACCAACCCCAACTTTGTCAACGCATTGATCAAAGCGCAGCAGGGCCAGAAACGGGCCAACGACGAATGGGATAGCCCATCCATACCCACCCCTTATACCGACACCACGTTCTAATGGGAAAACAGCCCACTAAACCCGTGAAGCTGGATCAGGATTTATACCCTGAGCTCTCCACGTTCCAGATCAGTGCCCGCACCGAACAGGTGATGCGGAAAAACGGCCTGAACCCAACCGCCGATATTCAGCGGCTGGAGAAGGCGCACCGCGAGGGTGATTTTGCCACGAAGGCGACGCTGGCTCAGAAACTGGCGTACCTCAACGATCAGGTGGAAGGGGGCAACGCCGGTAGCAACTACCTCGACGCCTACCGGCTCCCCACCCAGCAGGAAGCGGCACCCGCCTACAACAGCTCGACGGCAGGCAACGCGTTCTTCGGCCAGATATACAACGGGTTCGTGGATATGGCCGAAGCCGTGCCCCAGCTCGCCACGGCCGGAGCCGGGCTAACGGGGTTGATCGACAAACCGGAGTGGACGCGGACCCAGAAAAGCATTGAGAAAACGTTCGCCGGCTACAAAGCCTATGTTTCTCAGGACTACCAGAAACCGTTAGCCTCGTACAGTGAGGAAAACGGGGTGGAGTTTGACGTTAATTTTAAGAACTTGGTCGGCACCACCGGTACGCTCATGAGCTATATCCTGCCCGGTTTGCTCACGGCCGGAGCTGGTACCGTTGCGACGATAGGGAGCCGGGCCGCGTTGCGCACAGCGGCTACCGCTGCGGAGCGGGGCATTTTAACGTCGGAACTGGCGACGGCCGGTAAAGTCGCGACGCGGGTGACCGGGGCCAGTTCCTTTCTGCAAACATTTCCACTCTATCAGCGCGAAGCGATAGGGGCGGGCCTGGACGTACAGGACGCCACGCTGTTCGCGATTCCGGTGGCCGGGCTCAACGCGGTGATTGAGACAGCGAACATGGGTAATTTGACCCGTGCGCTGGGTATCTCCGACAAAGCGGCCCGTGCCACCGTCCGTGAAGCGGCTATGTCCGAAGCGGTCAAAGCGTTGCAGAACCTACCCAAAGGCTTCACACAGGACATGCTGGTCGATGCCGGTCAGCAAGCGGTGAAAGGCGCGTTGGGTATCATCGAAAACCCGAAGTCGTTAGGCGCAATGGGCAAGCTACTGTCCAGCCGCGTGGGTCGGGGTTTTGTTGAGCAGGGACTACCCGAAGCCGGTGAGGAGTTTTTACAAACGACCGCCGAGACACTGGCCAAATTGCTGTACAATAACCTGGCGTCGGCCGACAGTACCGGCCGATTCAAAGACCCGTCCTGGGGGCGGTATGCGTTCAACAGCATCTACGGCATGACGCTGGGCGTACTCGTCGGTACCCTGCCCGGCACCTTTCTGCAAACCAAGCCCGCGAACCAAATGGTGTTTGGCTACGTCGGGGCCAACGTCCGCGACGGCTTGCGCAAAAGTATTGACCTGGATACGATGCTGTCGGACGACCCATCGACGCCCGGCCGGTTAAAGATGCTGGGGGTACTGGATCACAAGTTGCAAGCCGGTGAGATCGACGCCGATACCCATACCGATCTGGTGCAGAAAGTGGGCCGCATGGCACGGGTATCGGCTGATTTTGCCGACGTGGATATGTTTTCGGAATCCGACCGGGCCACCATGTTCCGGGTCAGCGAATCCGACAACGTGTCCCGTACGCTTGATGCCGAGTTAAACCAGGCCCGCCAGTCGCTGAGCGAGCTGGAGCAGGTGCTACAAAACCCCGATGCCTCGTTCGGGGAACGCACCAAAGCGGAGCTCGCCCAGCGCAAACTGACCCAGCAACTGGGGGGCGTTGTCGAGACACCGGAAGGCCCCAGGTACCAGGCCGAAATCCGGCAGCAAACGCGCCGGGCCGAAGCCGAAAAAGTCCGGGCGCAGGCGTTGGAACTGTACGCGGCCGACACCGACCGCACGCAGATCAACAGTTACGTAGCCGAAAAGCTGGACAGTCTGGACCGGGAGTTCGGGGCCGTGTCTTATCCCGATACGTTCCAGCCCAGTTTAACCGCTATTGATCCCAGCGGACAGGCGTACGTGACCAACGGCAACAAGCGGGTGTATCGAAAACTGAACCGGGTGGGGGGAGAAATAACCACCCCCCTGGGTCTGGATGAATCCGGAGCCTTCGTGCCGTCCCAGCGCACGGACCTGGTGGACAGCTACGAACAGCCGGCCGACGACCTATCGCAGCACCTGGCGATTGCCACGGCCGTAGCGGACCCGGCCAAGCCGTTACCCACGGCAAGGTACACCAGTCCCGATAATAGCGCGGAGGCCAATTTGATCCGCGATGGCGAAACCATTCTGGAGCGTATTGGACAAGCGTATGCCGCTGTCGAGCAGGGCAATGAAGGCAAAAAGCGGAAAGCCCGCAAAGAAAACCCGGCTGTAGTCGAGCTTAAAACACTGGCCCAGGCGTATCTGAACGCGGCTGACGGCCTGCTGACTAACCCGGACTACGCCGAATCGTATACGCCGGTAGCCGACGCCCTGCGAGCTCTGGTACAGCCGGTAGAGACAACGCCGGAAACCGAGTCCGTTGTTGGCGAAGATATTGATTTGTTGGCCGAAACCCCGATACAAGATGCAACCCCTACCCCGGCACCACGCCCGAACCCTGTCGCCCCGTCAGTTTCGGGCCTTAACCCCCAACCACCAGCGGTCGAGCTTGATTTCGATGCTCAACTACAACGAGCGGTTGTCGAGGAGCAACGCGACCAGACGGGTCGAGAGCTACAGGAAGCTACAGACGACCTTGCCCGATCTGTTGCAGCAGCAGGAACAGATGCTGTCGCAGGGGCAGACGGATTACTCGAATCGCTTGACCGAGCAAATAACGCGCTTGCAGCGGAGCTTGACCAGCTTGGAGCGGGGACTGAACCAAGACCCGCTGACCAGAGTGCTGTTGCAACAGGATCTGGTCGAACGCCGAAAGTAAGGACGTCGTTTGCCAAAACGTATCAGCCCGTTGATCTGCAAAGTGCGATATTGACTTTTTTCGCTACCAGGGGAAAAATCAATATGGCGGATTTCGACCGGGTGGCGGGCGAAGCCATGCGCCGGGGCGAACGGGGCGGCAACCCGTACCTCAACTACCTGGACCCGGCCAACCGGCAACCGCCATTGGATACCATTGGCCGGGCCATTGCCGATGGGCTGGGGCTGACCGATTACGACCAGCAGACCGTTGAGCAGGCTATTGTTGATGCCGTGATCTCGTTCCGGAAAGGCAACGGTCCATCCGTTCAGCTTCAGCAATACGCCCAGGACAATACATCGGCCGAGGACGAAGCGGCTTTGGCCGATGCGCTGGACGCGATGGACGACGCGGACCGCGTGATGTGGGAGGGACAAGCCGTTACCGACGAACTGGTGGCAGTGGTCAGCAGCGAGGTGGATGCGTACAGCGACGAGGTAGTTGACCGGCTGGTCGAAGCCTTGATCAGCAACGGCTACATCCAGGAGGACGGCACGTTTGACGCCGAAAACTTTATTGCGGACCTGCCGGCCATTGAGTCCGGCTTTCTAAGTATTGATCCTGCGGGTGTCGAGTTGTATGCCCGTATGCGCGAAAGTCTTATCTTTGCCAACCGAACGGTTAGCCCTATACTTGATGCAGCCAGAGCCCAAACCCAAATCGAACCGGCACCTGTTGAAAACGGCGATGCTGACCGCAGCGATGCAGACATTACCCCCGCCCCCGACGCCCAACTCGGATACGACACCGGCTCCAACGACCGACCGGCTGAAGGCCCTGTTGCAGAAACGCCGACAGCTACTGAACTTGCCTCCGCTGTAGACAGCGAGATTTTAGCCGAAGCGTCGAGCGATGTGCGCACCGCCGAGGTGTCGGCTTCCTACGACATTGAAGGGGCCAATCTTCAAAAGCAACGCGACGCCTTAGTTCGCAAAAGGGATAAGCTGGTCCGCGACGCATCCAACCGGGTGCAGACCGGTGACCTGTTCGCTAACGACACTATCAATCCGCCAACGGCGTACCGGGACAGACTAGCCGAGTTGCGGCAAAAAGCGCAACAAACGGCAGAGTCGGCATTAAACGGTATTGAGTCGCTGCCCGGCACAAACCAGTCCGTTCGTTTGGAAAGCGGACAGATTGTTGATGTAGGCGTGATGCAGGGTGGGCGTTTCGTCTCTATGGGTCTTGACGTTGCTGACTGGATGCGCAACAACGCCGATCTGGTTAAGCGAATCGCTAATAAGCAGGCCAACAATACTGATTTGGTTGAAAAGCTGTCCGGTGCCTGGATTGATCGCCTTGCTGAGTTTGTTGACCAGCGTGGCAAAGAAAAGGCTCTGGAGGCCATTACGTCCGCGCCGGAAGGATTTCGCCTTCGGAGCTATTTTGTCAGTACCCCTACGATTGACATTGCCAGCTACCGACCAGTTGCCGAACTGGAAGCTTGGCTGGATGCGCAACCTAAACCTGCTTCAACAAAAAAGCAACAAGGCGATCTGTTCGCGGGGGACACCTCAGGCGTCGAAGCGCAGGATGCGGCCAAGCAGGCCATTGCGCAGGTCGATGAGCAGATAACCGCTATTGACCGGGCGATTGCCGAGAACAACGAGCAGAAAATCAGGGCCATTGAACAGGCGGTTATCGGTGATCAGGCGCAAACCGAACTGTTCAACATACCCAGTTTGGATGAGGTACCTCGCTTCTCCACGATAGGGCCGGTTGCCGACCTGACCGTGGACGGCATACATGGCGTCAGCCTGGCCGAGAACCTGTCCATCGCTACCGCTCAGTACGCTCAGGCGGGTATCCCGGCCGGGGTTACGTTTGCCACGCTACAGGCCAATCCCGACTGGCAAGCCGTAGCTGAGCGGGTGCGGATAGCGACCGGCTGGTTCGTGGGCATGGATGGGTTGTGGCGGCACCGGGTCAGCGACCAGGATGTCCGGCTAAAAAACCCGCAACAGGTACTGGACACCATGCGGTCATTGCCGTCCGGTGAGCGCACGGGGGCCATACCCGTGTCGGACTTGATTTCCATTGACAAATTGCTTACCTTGTATCCACAATTAGCCGAGTGGCACGTTATTTTTGAACGCGCCCAAACGCAAAATACGTGGGGCATGGTGCCGCAAAACCTGCCCCTCATTATCCTTAACGCCACGTACTATGACGCCCTTTCCCGAAACGCTACTGCAAACGATTCCCTCGCTGGACGACCCGAATCTGATGGAAATGGCGGACGTACAGGTGACTTGGAACCCAACGTTCCTGGATGGGTGGGTCAACTCGAATCCGTCACCCTGCACGAGTTGCAACACGCCATCCAGCGATATGAAGGGTTTGCATCCGGAGCCAGCATCAAACAAGCACTTGATTATTTAGTTGATCAAGGCGTTCTGCCCGAAACCTACCGCAACACACCGACCAGTCAGCTACCCGCCGACGTACGAGCAAAGGTGGTTGACGCGTACCGGTCGTATGCTGGCGAAATCGAAGCCAGGGATACGCAGTTCAATGTCGGTCTGTCTCAGGACAGCCTAACCCAACAACAACCCTACACCAACATAGGCACGCCTGGCATCAGTCCGACCAACGCCATTGTCGAAAGCCGGGGGGGCACTCAGCACAGCTTAGCGTCCTTGTTGCCTAAACAGCGGGTAGACACCCCGGTTGAAGCCCTCGCCTTTCAGATCGGGGAGAACCTGGGCGTTGAGGTCGTTACCGACCCCCAGCAATACAACCAGGCTATTGCTGACAGCAATGCGCAGGCGCGTGTTGGTAACAACAAAATACTCGCGTTCCGCTGGCAGGGTAAGGTGTATTTGTCGCCCGACGTCGACGAGAACACGGTCATGCACGAGTTTGGCGGATTATGGGCCGAAGTCGCCCGCACCCAGTACCCAGACCTATTCCAGCAAGGCGTTTCCTTAGTGCGGCAGTCGGGCTACTTCACCAAGCTTCAGGCCAACTCCTATTATAAAAACCTGCCCGTTGCCGAGCAGGAAATTGAAGCGTTGGAAACGGCGATAGGTGATAAGGGAGCGTTGTTCCGGCTCAGCGACCGCAAGAGCAAATTTAGCCGGTGGCTGGACGGGCTGTTTGCGGAGATCGGCAACGCCATTGGCCTTGTCTCCGACCAGAAGCTGGCCGACGTCAAGTTATCCAACTGGGCCGCTACCGTGATTGATCAGATCAATGCCGGCTTCGATACGTCGGGTATCGACACCAACCCCGAGGCCATGCAGTTTAGTCTGGGGACCATCGTAACGCCCGACAGTCTACGGCAACAAGCGATGCAGATGTATAGCGAAGTGCCAATTGAGGTATCGGCCCGGCTGTACTACACGCCTAAAATGTTCTGGACTAAGACCGACCGCGACTACATTAAGAAAGTAGCGCAGGAAACGGGATTTGAACTTGTTTCGCCCGAAACAATGGTCTGGAACCGGCCCAAAGAACTGTTCTTCGCCCGGTCCGGTACGCTGGTTAAGGTCGATGCGTACAAAATTGCCAACGCGATTAAGGAAGGGTTTGATACCGCGTATAACGCAGAGGGGTATCGAGGGCAACTGTTCCGGTCGGCCTTTTCGCTACGGCACTTACTGAACCTGGAAACGTTTACCAACTTCATTGATAGTTCGGGGGGCTTACTGAAAGAACTCATCCACTCCGTGAAGCGCGAATCAGCGGATAAAGCCGCTTACGCCCGCGTACTATTGGAGTCGGCCCAGATACAAGCTACCCGGCTGCTGGCTGGCTATTCGCTGAACACGGGCAACACGGCCGATACAGTGCGAACCATCGAAGTCAATACCTATGACTACGATGAAACGGGAGCCGTTATCCGGCGTCCGGTCTACCTGCCGGTCGGCGTCGTGATGGACATTGTTGGTAAGTCGAGAAGCCAGTTTTCCAGTTACGGCAAAGCGGATGCTGTCAGCGAGATAGCACCAGAGCCGGTTACATTGTACGAGAAAAACCCGGAAGGTGGACTACGGCGTACACCGCGAGGGGCAGTTTATTACGACCGGGAGAATGACAAAACTCATTATATCTTACTGAGCCGTGAGGACTTCAACACACTCAATGACCGGTTTACCAAAACCGGAGCGCAGGAGGAAATTGACGCTTTTTCTAGCCTTGCTACATTCTTCAATAACCCGGACGTAACCGATTTGCTGGAGCAGGAAGTGAATGAGGCCAATCCGGCCCAGCCGTTCGAGCGGGTCAACTATTACTGGCCGTTGACCACCTTTGGTAGCGACCAGTCGGCCGAACAACAAAGCCGGGGTTACGCTAAGAAACTGGAAGAAAGTCGTCAGTTAATTGCTCGTAACGGCCCATCGGGGGCAATACTCGCGACCGACCCGGTACAAACCATGCAGACCTATTTTAACGCGGTCAGCGATGTGCTGGAAAACACGAAGGTGGTCAACAACCTCAACGGGTTACTGGACAGCATCGAATCCGATTACGAAGGGAGCCAGAAAGACCAGATCAAATCGTATCTGTCTCAGGAGCGCGACCGGCTACAGTCTTACCGCAGGGAGCAGGCTAAGAACCGGGACGAGAACCGGTACAACCGCTGGTTCGATCAGATCATGAAACGATACACGCAAAGCGTGTTTTCGTTAAGTGTTTCGGTGCCACTGAAGCAGGCCGGTAGTTATTTCGGGGCCGTGGGGCAGGGCATTATAAAAGACGAGTTTTTGCGTTCGGGCGAGGCCATTGGCATTTTGTTCAAAACAACGGCCGGTGCGTTTAAAGACTTCGACGCGCCATCCACGGTACTGGCCAACGATAAAGAGCAAAGCGGACTCACCGGCCGACTAACCGGGCTGGACACGATAGAGCGGCCCTACGCCGAAGAATTGCTTGGCTACACGTTTACCGATGAGGAAGCCCGAAAGAAACAGCAACGCCGGTTCGCCGTGTTGCTCGACCGGGCGTTTAGTTCGCAAACGTCGTTTGTCGATAACCCTTCGTTCCAGGATCTGGGCGTTAATAAACAGACCTTGACCCAGGCACAAAAGGTGCTGGGCAAATTCGATGAATACACCCAGGAATACGGAATGGGGCCGATGCGAAAAAGCGACCGGGCCGTGTTTTATGCCTTTGTGCAGGCCGCGAAAGAACAGGCTACCAGTGAAGGGCTGGCCCTGAATAGCGATGCGTGGTGGGACCGGGTAGCTGATCTGACCAAAGCTGTTACGTACAAAACGAATGTAATGGGTCAGCTATCGGAGAAGGCCCCGCTGCAAACCTCGTTCAACTTTATCAATAAGATATTGGGCTTGTACGGCGGGCAGTCGATCAAGATTTTCAACACCTTGGTGGACTCAATGGGTACATGGCTCAAAACAGGAAAAGGGACGCCCGAAGCCGAAGCCGCCTTGCGACAACTGGCCAGCACCGTTGGATACGCGGTTGTATTGAATGCGGTCTACACCGCTATGGTCGGCGTTGGCGTCAATCTGCTATTGTCGATTCTCGGCGGAGACGAACCCGATTACGAAGCGGTGCCGCAGAAGATTGGCTTTGACATCGTGCGCAACATTACGGGTATCGCCCCTACGTTTGCCACGGCGGGCATTGATTATTATATCAGCCAGCAGCAGGGATACCGAGACAACGATCTACTGGAAATCCCGGCCGCTGACAATTTGCAAACGGGTATCGACGCTATTACTTCGGCTGGTAAGCTATTCAGCGAGGAGGACGAAGCGAAACAAAAGCAGATCATGGACAAACTGATCTATGATCTGACTGAGTTCGGGGCAAAATCAACCGGCTTTTCCTCTACCGCGACCCGACTTATTCGTGAACTAGCTACCGAGGATAAGGACGACATTGAAGAAGAACAATAAAAAGAGGTCCGCACTGATCGTTAGTGCGGACCTCTTTTTATTGTTTAATCGTACGCCAAGTCTTTTTTATCACATCAACAGCACTCTCTGTGTTAGGGAAATTATAACATTCGGTATATCCCCCAAATCTATCACCGGGCATGTACCGAAACGGCCTTAACTGTCTGGCGACCAATTTTTCGAGATCATAAATTAACCCTGCGTCATGACTGGTAATTGCCAAAATTTTGGTAAACAGAAATGGGGCTCCCCGAAAACGCATTTTTAGGCTGTTGTGCGTAATGCCGATTTTTTGAAACGTGGTGTCTCTGGTTTTGCACGCAATAAGATAAAGGGTGGACCGGCGACCCTTCTGCCTGCTGACCCATGCTGACTTGCGAATGTTTTTCGGACTAACATTTTGTTTGGCGCAAAAAGAGCAACCTTTGCCTCTTAAATGGTTGCCGGGCAGTTGCTCCCAAGCTCCGTGTGTAGGGCAAACTATTGTCAGCTTTACGTTGTAGGAGCAATAGTCAACGCGGCTATAGTCGTATTTGTCTCCGTGTACTTTCTTAGCCCGCTCCAAAAATTGCTCGGTTGATAGACGCTGATTTTTAGAGCAGAAATTACACCCTCTACCTACTAAGTGCGAGTCCGGGGTCTGCAAAAAAACGCCGTGAATAGGGCAGACTATTTCTACGTTGACATCATTTCTAACGTAAACAACTCGGTTATAGTCGTAAAGATCGCCGTGTACCGACTTTGAGCGGGCGATAAATGTAGCCGCACCCAAAGGCTTTCGATTGGTTATTTCCCTTGCGCAACTAGGGCATTTTACGCCACGAACGTGATGTTGAGGGCGCTGCATAAATGAGCCATGTAGCGGACAGATAATCTCTATGTTTTTATCCATCCTGAATCCCTCTGGCTCCATATAGCCATAAAAATCTCCATGCACCAGCTTTGATCGTTTCACAAAGTCAGTGAACCCGATACGGTGTCTGAATACCTTATTCATGACCGATTGCTGTTTGCGTTGTGGTGAGAAGGGCCGCTAATTCTTCTCTGCGCTTCTGTTGCACTTCTTTTGCCAAGCTGACACCGCAGGCGTCCGCACCTCCATTAGAAAACTCTACCACTTTTTCGTTGAGCATAAAAAGAACCTCGTACAACGTGTCATTTATCAATGAAATGCGCTGGGTAGTGTCAAAATAAGCGTCAAGGTCATGAGCAGCCAGTTCGTTAGCGGCTTCTTCGTACAGGCGATACTTATGCTGAATAAATGCCTCAAACATTTCCTGTAACTGTGGACCAGCCAACAAAGCAAGGCGAATGGACGGAGTGGGGTTAGCCGGCAACTCAATAGGTTTTGCGGAATCGATGGCCGCGTTGTACTTTTGATCATTGCACATATCTCTATTGGTTTGTGTGTCACAAGGCCCGTATCCGAAGTTTGGCGACAGATGGTACGGGCTTTTGCTTATCCAAAAGTAGATAAAACTTGAATATAATCCAAGTTTGTAGGCAAAAAAATATATTACTGTATCAGGATTGTAACCGATTTATTAAGAGCCTTAACTATTTTCTCTATTGTGTCCAGCGATAAATTAGCCGTTCCGCTTTCGTAACGGTTGTAGGTAGACTCGTCAATGCCCAGCAATTCGCCCACCTGCTTCTGGGTGAGCCCTTGCGCTTTTCGTGCATTTTTTAGTTGTTCGGCTGTCTGCTGCTTTAGCATATGGTAAAAGTAGTTTGTTTTGTGGATTCATTTCAAGCCACACAATGAAACAAGTTCAAAGATTTTTTCAGGACCAGACCCCTGCGGGCCGTACAATATGGTCGATTGGTTCCGCCCTTGCCCTGTTTGTGGTGTTCTACAACTTGGCTCTGAACGAAGTAGGTAAGTATTCTGGCGACAGTGCGTTTAACCTATCCATGACCAGTTCCGTCTGGTTTCTTTACATCGTCGTAATTTCTCTTACGCAGTACGTGATCTGGGTGCCACCTTCAAAAGATTAACTCCTCAAATGTTTAGCGAACGAACACATTGACGCAACGTGTTTATTTTCGATCAATTATTCGACACGACTATTGACCCGGTGTAGCCTCATCGTCTCCAAACGCGTTAATTATTTTGTAGTTATTCCCCGGAATTGGCCCCGCCAATCACCATTTAGAATGTGTGTTGCTTTGTAGGCGACGGTAGGGGATAGGCCGCAATACGAATCACAGTGGATGTAGTAGTTGGCAAGCTGGTAATCGGTCATATCCGAATCGTCGTCCAGAATCACGTACCGTTCGACCAGATGGATAATGCCGAAGTAATTCAGCCAGGCGTCGATCTCTTTGCCGCGCTGCCCGTCCAGCCGGGGCGTCCGGCCGATCAACTGTCCCGTAAACCCCTTCGCTTCGAGCAGGGACTGCATATACTCCCGACTATTGCCGATCCGCCAGGACGACGACAAAACAACTCTCGCGCCGGTATCGTGAATAATACCGTTGAGCCGTTCGACGGCCTGCTGGTCGATCTGGTCCAGGTGGTAATCAAAGCGTTCTCGCTCCTCGCTTTTCACCTCTTTCCGGAGTTGCTTTTTCGCGTTCCGGATCGTCTGGCCGTAGAACAGTTCTGAGTTCAACACACCATCCACGTCAAGGAAAATAATTTTGGACATTTTCAGTATCGCCTATAAGTAGTTTGTCCAGTGCTAAAAAAATAAGCCAGGCCAGAAACCAGCCCGGCTTATCCGCTTCTATCCACACCATACAAGGCACCAGCCCTGCGGTTGTTACGTAGGTGAGAATCGAACTCACAACCTTACGGAACGCAGACATGCCGCGTCGTGGCTAACCACTATCCACCTCTACGCAATGTTGCCGGTCTATTCCCGGCTGTCACACGGTTCAATCGCGTTCGTGGCCTCTCCCGTGAGTCATCGGCCTTTTATTTCGTCAATCGTTCCAGGTAAGTGCCTTGACCGCCCGCATTTGGGCACCTTCCATCTCAGTGATCGCGACACTGGCGTGACGTTTCTGATCGTTACTGGTCGAGGTCTGGCGCAGATTGTTCATCTGATCAATCAAGTCCGCAAACCCTTGTTTGCACTGCCCCACCGCATCGTCGCCGGATGGGTTAAATAAAAGCCCGACCGCTTTCTGGCCGAATGTCAGTTCCTGCTCCATGTTTTGATTGTTAATTGGGTTAAAAAACGCCGGTCTTTTTCACCCGGCCTGCGCTCGGCCCGACACGTTCGGAGAGACGTCTGCGGCTGTGCCGACCGCAGATCGCTTGACCCTGGCACGGGCTGGCGGGTGATCAATCCGCTCTGGTACCTATCGTTCTCATTCAGATAGTTTCGTTATCAACTCAACGGGTTCAACGCCGTGTACCGATAGCCCTGAAACCCGACGTGCGGCTGGGCCGGGATCGGTACCCAGTTGGCCAGTACAATGCAGCGCGTGGTTCGACGCTTCCCAATCCGATGCAGCTTCCGGTAGTTCTCCGACCAGTCCATATCCACGATAGTGAAGTAGCCCCTAACCTGTCCGTCGTACACCATGTAGCAATGTTCGCCTACACGACACTGTTTGGGTAATGTCTTGGTGTTGACCAGCCAGAACCCGCCTTCCGCCCCGTCCGTGTGCCGCAGCACGTACTCCAGCTCCGCGTACGACGCATATTTATGCTTTGGTATCGTGGTGATGATGTTCACGACGCCCGACTGATCTCCATGTCTACCGGCCGCGTATCAATGCCGTTCCGATGCGCCCGCTCCCGTACGTCCCGCAGCAACGTGATCCAGAGTTCGTGGTCCTGATGATTCGGGTCGGCGTACAGCGCGTTGAGTTTGTGGTACGCGCCCATGAACGTGGTCTGAAAACACCAGGGGTATACCCGGCGCAACGGCTCCCACTCCATCTGGCAGCACTGCCGCATGAGCAGCACCGTCCACTCCCTGACCAGCATCATCCGCAAGTCGTAAGCCGACTTGGTGCGAATCGCGTAGCCGCCACCTTTACCCGTTCCGATCTGACCCGCTCCGGTCAATTCCTGCAAGCTGATTTTGAAGTAGTCGAGTATCGTTTCGCGGATGGCTCTTGTCAGCGTACACCGGTCCAGATGCTCGGTCTGGAACTGCCAGAAGAAGCTTTCCACCGTGGATTCGAGCTCGGCCACCCGTCGCTCTATGTCGGTTCCGTTCATTTTTCGTAAACACTATTAACTGCTGGACAAATGTAGTTCAATTTATGCTAAATACCATATTTATACCATGTTTTTTTGTCGCTGTTAGAAACCATATCCCAACTACGACTTCTGCCCGTTTATGAGCGATTTCATCACCCCCGCCCAGCAACAAGCCGCTTTCCTGGCCGACGCCGGTATCACGCCTGCCGAACAGGAAACGGTACTCGACACCCCGTCTTTGTCAGACGCGGATAAAACCGCGTTGCAGAAAGTGGCGGCTCAACCCGTTACCGGCCCGTCCGTTAGCACCGAGACGCCCGAGACACCCGAGTACCTGACGCTGCCGGACAAAACTGAACTACAGGCTCCGGACTGGGCGGCCTTGTACAAAGAGCAATTCGGGGAGCAGAGCGTGAAGGAGGGGGAAGTGATCGACGCCGAAAAGTTTTACGCCGATCTCACCGCTGCCAGCCACGTAGAACATATGCTCGCCAACACGCCCGGCTACCGGGACTACCGCGAGTTCCTGTCGCGTCAGTACGATAACGACGACACCAGACTGGCGGACGACAAACTACTGGTAGAGGCCAACGTCCGGAATATGCTGGGACGCGGCTTTACCGAACGCGGCTTCGATCAGAAAATGGCCGAATACGTGGAGGACGACGTGCTCAACGAGGACGGCAAACGCTACGCGGCCACCCTGCGCAGCGACGCGAAACAGTGGCTGGAGTCGGTCGAGGAACAGGCCCGGCAGAAAGCCCGTGAGGCCGCTGACAAAACGGCTTCGGACCGCAAAGAGCTGCGCGAGTTCATCGCCGGCTACAAACCCTTCGGTCACGATTACGAAGCGGAGGACGCCACGTTCGTACAGGATTTCATTCTGAACGGCGAACTGGACAAGGCACTGGAGAACCTGTCCAAAGAAGATATGACGCTGATCGCAACCGTGCTTAACCCGCACCTGCGCACTAAATATTTCGCCAAGCTGCACTACGATCTGGGTGCGGAAAAAGGCGGGAAAGCCCGGCTGGCGAAGGCACTGACCCGAAACTAGCCCATTACTAACGACAAACACCCACGAAAATGCCACAGGTAAACCCCTTCAAATTAACCCGCACGTCGCGCGTTGGCAAACGCATTGCGGACGACATGCCGCGCCGGAACGATCTGCTGTTTCACAAAGAGATCGTTACCTCTGTCAGCAAGTCGTTGAACCCGATGTCGATGTTCAACTTCTTCAGCAACCTGGGTGGCCGGATGTTGGGCACCGAGGAGCAGGGGAAACAGTTCGACATCATGCACCGTGCCGTGGGTGCTGAATACATTCGTTCGCGTAAGTATCGCGAGCACATGGTACCCGCCCGTGTCGTGGACGCCAGTCGCGTACCCGATGTACTGATCGCGGGGCACAACTTTGAGCTCACCCAGGACAAGTTCATTGGGGAAGCGGGCGAGAAGGTTATGCTGAAGGATATGGTTACGCAGCTCATGGTAACCTCGTACCGACCCAGCGCGGACGGCCGCAACTTTGACTACACGTACCAGCTCATTGATCAACCGGAGAAATCTACCATATCGGGTTCGATCATATCCATTGATAGCCCGATTAACTACGGCTTTGGTAACTCGGTGGGCGAGGGTAGTCTGACCGGTAACACGCTGGTGGACGACGACGAACGCTACACGGACCGGCTCAACGTGTTACCCGTACTGCGCTACGTTATTCCGCGCACCGGTAATGCGATGGCGGACGAAACGTTCAAGTTCACCGGTACCGAAGCAATGGACGGCTCCGAAGAACGTGAGGTGGAATACGTCACCGACCTGCCGCTGCGGGGTGCGAAAAAGGTGCTGGCCGCTATCGACCACGACCTGCTGTTTTCTCGGGCCAACTTCGACATTAAAACGCGCCGGATCGCGAACCGGGCCAACACCACCCGCTACCCCGAGCGGCCGAGCTACGCCGGTCTGTTCCAGCAGTGGGATCAAGCCCCTTATATCTGGCAGGCGTACCAGAAAGCCCCGCTATCCGAAGGTGTGAAGCTGCTGCAAGATATTCTCAGCTTCAAACGCAACGAACTGGGGTCGGGCAAACGCTACATCGCGTACTGCATGGGCATGGGTCGCCAGTATTTGAAAGCCGTCTTTGGTGAAGCCATTAAGCAAATTGGCTACAATATTCAAATTGAGGTTGACGAGAACAACAAACTCGGCAAAGGAACCTTTGGGTTTGATTTTGACGAGTACGTAACACCGGATGGCAGCATCACCATCATGGACATCGGCTACGCGCTGAACCAGTGGGGGGCCGAGTTCACAATGATCAACTACAACAACGTTGGTTACTCGCCCCGCTCGAACCGGATCTACCTGCAACCAATCGCGGTAGGTCAAGGCATGGACCGTAAGTTGCCCGCCACGATCTACCACAAAGAAGGAAACGGTATCAGCCGGGGCTTTGTACTGGGCACGACCCGTGGGATCACCGGAGCCAACGGCGGTATGACCGGTCAGGCACTAGCCGCGATGCAGGAGGACGGGCTGCGCCGGATGCTGGACAACGAACGCTACAACCTGTCGTCTACCGCCGACATGGACGAAATGCACATCCTGTCCCAAATCTGCCCGGATATGGATACCGATATGATGTCGGTTATCGAAATCGTATAAGGTAAAAAACGTATTAATACCATCACTCAATGATAGCTGTCGCACAAATAAAATCTAACTCTGGTCTTACGGACGGAGCCCCCGGCCCCGAAGCCATGATCAACTTGCCCGCTGAGCGTAAAATCATGGTCAAGGGCCAGGGCGTTAAACGGTTCGTGTTTCGCAACGAACTCGGAGAACCCGAGCGGTTGGTGATCCGGGGTCAACGCACCTTTGATCTGGAAGATCCGGTTCAGAAAGCGAACTACAATTTGCTGTCGTTGCTCATGGCACTTCCCGATCACGCCACGCTCAAAGAGCGGATCGTGCTCAAAAATCCGGAGGTGGATTCACTTCAGGCAATGGAGCAGGAAGGGCTGGAGCTGGAACTGCGGCTGCTGATCACCAAACACCAGGACGACGAGGAGTGGCTGCGCAAGCTGTACCGGCGCGTGATCGGCCCGGCTTCCGGTATTCCGGTCCGGACGATGGCCGTGGCGTTGAGCCAGAAAGCGAAGCAGGACATCGCGCCGTTCCGTAAGGGCGAAAGATGGGTGTTTGACGACGACTATTTTGAGACGCGGGCTATGCTCGACCTGTCTATTGAGCGGGGTCTGATCCTGAAAGTAGGGGAGGACTACAGCTTACGGAAGGGTGGAGAGGTCAAGGTGCTGGCCGTGAGCGAGAGCAAGATGCTGCATGTGCTTCAGAACGACGCTCCGCTGCGCGAGTACTTGCAGGAGCGGTTTCAGGAGCCGGCCGAAGGCAAAGAGCGGCCGACCGCGTTCCAGATCGAATCTTCGGAGCTGGTCAGACTGGCCGGCAGCCTGGGTGAAGATGTGGACGAGTTGCCGGTGACCAGCACCGGTCAGGTTGATACCGCGACCGTGGCCAAACGCGAACAGGCGCGGCTTACCGGCCTGGTTGACAAACTGATCGCGGGCGGGCTGATCCTGGAAGCGGACGGCAAGTTTACCAGCCCGGAGCTGACCGAAGAATTTAGTTCTAAGGAAAGCATCGTGGATTACCTGAAGGCAAACGAACAGGTGCGGCTCACGCTCGAAGAATACGCATAATGACGATTGGCGACGCTTACAAGCTGTATCAGCAAATGGCCGACGAACAGGACGGGGCGTATTTGTCCCCACCAATGTTTGTCAGGCAGTATATTGTCTCGCGCCGGGCCTGGCTCCGGGATAAGGCGTCGCAACCGGATTCGGAATATGTACGGCGGCTGACAGCAGCCTTCTGGAAAGAGGAAGTTGTTCGCAACACGGCTACGTTTGTTCTGTTGGGCCTGGGTGAGTTCTCGTTCATTCGGGCCGTATCGCCGGACTTCGACCTGAACGGCAAAAAGCTGAGCAACCGGCCCTGCCCCCCGGTCACCGACGATCAGTTCAGCACCGTGATGACCGACCCGACCAAGCGACCCGACGACTGGTTTCCCCGGTACCGGGAAGAAGGCGACCGGCTATCTATTCTGTCGAAAACCGTACCCACCGTAATACGTGTCACGTACTGGCAGGATCTGGACGAACCGGTGTTTACCTCGGTGTTTGCCTCGGAACTCGCTGAAAGCAAGTTTGCTGTTGATGAAATTTTACTGCGGGTGCTGGCTAAAGCAGACCTGGCGACCGGCGACGTGAACCGGTACGCGGCTGTCACCGGCCGGGAGATACCCGCTGAGAACGTTTAATTCCAAAACACCTTTACAATGTCACAAAACACGATTTTCCCGGCGCAGGAAGCGGTTGTTACCATCGACTGCCGGCCCACCCCTGACGTAGCGGTTTTTTACGACGGGACCACCACCGCCGTTCCCCTCCTGGATCGGGGCAACATTGTGTTTGCCGGAGCCAAAACCAACCGGCCCTCGCAAGGCATCGGCGTGATTGGGAGCGGGAGCGACTTCAAAACGGTTTATGCCAACATCCTGACCGGGGGTGCGGGCGTCAAGCTGCGCTGCGCCAATGCCGCGACCCAACAGGTTCTTCGCTTCGGCACCACGGCTGGACCCGGCGATTTGTCGCTGCGGCTCAAACCCGTGTTCTCCTGCGAGAATACCTTTGAGTACGACGAAGAAATCCCGCTGTTGCTTTACTACCGCCAGGGTGTGTACGACACCGTGGAGCAGAAGCTGACCGAAGCCGCTAAACGGTTCAACGATTTGTACCCTCACCTGGGCTCGGCCGCTGTCGTGACCGATGGCAGTGAGAAGTTTCTGCACATCACCACCAAGTACGCCGGCCAACGGTTTCGCGTCGTGAGCCAAAACGGCTTCACCGGCCCATTCCTGGTCGTCCCCGGCTCAACGGGCGGCTACACTCGTGCGCTGATCGGGGCGTGGTTTACCGACACCGAGAGCACAGCTACCGACGCGATCAAAGTGGTGGAGATCTTCACGACCGTGAAGTTTCCGGGCGAGGTGAAAGGGTCCGTGACCTCCAACCCCAACCAGGCCACCCAGAGCCCGCATGAGGTGTATCAGAACATCGCGGTTTGCTTCGCGGACAACACAAACGGCAATGCGGCCCTCACCGCGCTGAAGAACATTTTGAAAGGGCCGGCCTCGGGTAACCTGGCACAGGGCTATATCGCCAAGCTGGTGGGTGATGAGTGCGCTGATAGCCCCCAGTACACCTATACCCTGGTGCGCCAGGACGCGGGTGACGCTGCGGCTCATGCCGCGACCAAAACGGCGTACCCCGCGATTATCGGGCTGTGGCGCACCAGCTACGACGGCACGAAGTCTACGTACACCATCACCACGGCGTCGTCCACGGCTCCTACGGCGGTAACGGACAGCGGTGATCAGTTCAAGAAAGGCAGCTCAACCCCCGTATAGTGACGTTTCGGCAAACGATACGGCACCTCTGGCATAAGCCGGGCGACGCGTGGTACTACTGGCAGGGAGAAATCCGCTACTGGCTGTACCAGCGTTGCCCGGCCCTGATCCGGCCGCACATTCGTACCCAGTACGAGTGGCGCAAGAAACGCGCCGAACCCTGCTACCAAAACGGGGAATGTCTGGTCTGTCACTGCCGGACGCCGGAGCTGTTTTTTGCTGATAAATCGTGTGCCAAATCGCCCCCCTGTTACCCGGTGATGATGAACCGGAACGAATGGCGTAACTACTCAGACACCCAGGTATAGTGGACAAAAAGGGATTTGTTAAAAAAGCATTGGTAGCCGCTACCGCCCTGGCGGTGTCGGCTTCGACGCTTCATACCCCGGTCCCTGTCCAGACCCTTGACGCCGGCACCCCGTCGCCCGAGATCAGTCACCTGCACGAGTCGGTGCAGATCCTCTACCGGCCGGTCCTGCAACAGCGTATTCCCGACGCGCCCAAGACCAGGGGCGACAAGTCGTGGGCCTGGTGGAAAGAGCAGTTGACCCGGATCAAGAAAGGGTGGACCGAGCCCGTAACCGGCAAATACATCTGCGGCTACCACTACTGGTACCTGAACTTCGTCAAGATCCCGCGTCAGGATAACCAGACCAAAGAAATAACGGGCTGGGACGCGCCGTTCTACCGGGACAACGACGACGAGATCATGTCGATGATGTGGCGCAACCGCTACCGCGATTTGGCGGGCGGGGCCAGTATCAACGCGAAGAACTCGGTGTTTGCCAAACCCCGGACCATCGGCTATACGCAGATGGAATTTCTGGGCGTGGACAGCTACCACTTCATTTTCATGGCCGGTCGGGAACGCTACATTGGTAGAGGCTACCCCACCGAGAAGCCGAAACTGGCCGAACGCGGCTGGTTCAAAACACTGTATACCGAGCACATCCACCCGTTTTTCAAAACCTGGAACGGGCGGGCTTTAGAAGTCGTGGTCGAGAATCAGGACGACTTTGCCGTGGGCTATTTCACGGGCCGTTCGTCCTACATCGTTCACAACTGGATACAGTATCGGCTCGTGCCCAACGAGGCCAGTGCCGGCGTGTTCAAGTCGATGCGACTAACCAAGCTGACGGCGGTGGAAGCCGGGCTCTGGACCGGGGATAGCCTGGATAACTTCTACGTCGAGAACAAGGACTGTCTGGAAGGTGGTGACCTTAAATGGGGTATGATGGTGATTGGCGGCACGTCCAACGCCGTAATCAACAAATCCTCCAACTACAAAACGATCTTTTTCAACCCCGAAGCCTATAAGGCGAAAAGCCACTTCACGCCCAAAACCAAAGCGTTGTTAGGGTTCATTGATGAACGTACCGGTCGTAGTCGGGTGGACGACGCACTGGCGCATATCATGGCCCTGCGCAAACAAAGTGAGGGGTCGGGCGAGAAGTATGCCAAAGAACTGGTCGAGAACCCGCTGACCCCGCAGGAAGCGTTCGAGCCCTCGGCCTCCTTTGCCTATGATCAGCTTAAGATCAAGTCGCAGATCGGCTACGTGACGTCCCACGGTTTCGATCAGTTGTGGATGAGCGGCAAAATTGAGTACATCCGGGGGTCTGATAACAAAAAGGTGGAGTTCATTCCCGACGCCCCCGGTACGCCGGAGAAGCTTCGCGGCCCTTGGCGGATCAACCAGGCGGGTTTACCCAACCACAAAATTCCGAACCTGCACGTCGGCGCGATTGACGACGTGTACAAAAAAGCCAAGCCGGGTCAAAAACTTAAAAAGCGGGACTCGCGCAACTGCATGATCATCTACCGGCAACCGACGCTGTTGCTGGGTGATAACAACGATATGCCCGTCGCCCTGTACTACGACAAACTGCCCGACATGCAGGCGACCTACCACGAGTTTTACAAAGGGATGCTGCTCTACGACGTGCAGCAAACCATTTACGAATACAACACCGACGCGTTTCCCGACTGGCTGCGCGACCGGAACCAGTCGCACCGGCTGTGGTGGATCAATGACCATACACCCGGTATCGAGGTGAAGGGTGGGGTCAAGACCGAGCTCACCGCTCTGGGCTATCAGTACTTAGCCAGCAACCGCCATCACCACATCACGCTGGTGCCGCTGCTGGAAAGCCTGCTGCTCTGGGGCTCGGGGGAGAATGACGACATCGGCTCGGCCTTCCACTGCTTACTCTACCTGCTACACGCCACGAAGGACCGTTCGTTTACCGAACAGGAAAGCGAACAGCTCTTGGCCGGCTACAGCGAATATATCCAGCTCGGCCGGTATACCGACCAACCCGATTCGTATACCCGGACGCCGGACGCCGACGAGTTTATCCGCTTACCGGGGTATAGAAACTCGTATACCAACAACACCAGGCAATACGCATGATAACCCAACCACCCCCCCAGGTCAGTTATTTCGGGCCGCAGACCGTAGACATAGGCAAAGTGCATCTGCGGGAAATAAGACGGGGCATTTTTACCCGGATCGAAGCCGGACCCGCGATCCGGACGGTGAGTGCCGATTGTAGTTGTACAACGGCATTCTTCGACCAGAATGGGATCTACGTGGACTACGCGGCTCCACCCAGCCTGCCCGAATACCACCGGCAGCAAGGGGCTACCCAGTTCACCACGACCAAAGCGGTCACGGTATTTTACGACGACAACACGCACGAAAATCTGTACCTGACCGCGACGGTCCTGGCACATTGATACTATGGTGAATCTGACAATCGCGACGACACTGGTAGCCCCTGGCAAACTGACGCTGAAGGATGTGACGTCCGACGCGGACTGGGCAGCGGCCAAACTGGACCGCAATCAGGTACAGAAATACCTGGTCACCGCGTCGTATCCGGGTCGAAACGGGTTCACGACCGAAACCAGCGGGCTCCCGGCCGCACCCATGCGCCAGGGCACCTACGCGGTAACAGCCGGTGAACTGGTGGCGAACGGGGTGAGTGCGAGCTGCGGCTATGCCGGCGCGTTTCTATCGGGTTGTCTGAGCCTGAAGATCCAGGCGGTCAACGTCCTGACCCAAAACCGGTACCCGACCAACTATACCGTGCGGCTCACCGCGCCTTTACCAGCGGGCGGACAACTCTGGGTGAAGAAAGAAGGTATCTGGACGGAGGTGACTTGCGATGGCTATCCCGAAGGCAGTGGCTGGCAGTGGCAGGAAACGGGGAGTCTGGACGAGTATACCGACTGGGTGCTGCGGGTCAATGGCGTATCCGCGACTAACGGTACCGTGCTCAAACAGGTATTGGGTACCAACGCCACGGCCCGTACCGTGGTCGTGCCGCTGGGTGTCGCGACGCTGACCCTGTTCATGGCCGCGTCCGAACGGGTGGAGTGGGCGGAAAAGATGCGCAAGCTGCTTCAGGAAAAGCTGAGTACTGCGACCTGTGACCCCACACCCCAGTACCCGGCGCACATGCTCAGCGGTTACCCGGTAGACGACTGTAGGCAGGGTAAGCTGGCGTATATCGGCCAGCTCCTGGACCTGCTGGAAAAAGACGTGGACTGCGAAACCGGCAACTTATTTCTAAAACGAATCCGCGCAGAACTAAAGGCATGGAACTAACGATCAACGCCCCCGGCAACGTGCAGCAGCGGCTCGCCCCCAGCATCAAACGGGCCTCGGCAATCCTGGCCCAGACGATGCGGCAGGGCAAGCCAACGCATGCCGCTGACCAGCACTTGCAGTTTTTGCTCATGCTGGATAAGGCGGTGGTGTTCTGGGATACCGATGCTTTGCGTGACACCCATACTTTCCTAAGCTTATTTGACCATGTGTAACTGCAACCAGACTCCGTGCGGCTGTTCGCCCCCGTCCTCGGTTTTTCCGGGCGGTTGCGGGTTCTCAACCGGCGACGCGCTGTTCAACTCGCCGGTTCGGCCCGTGCCGTTGACGCCGTTTTCGTGTTTGGACGCGCTGGCCCACATCCTGGAGCAGATCAAGATCATTGCGGAAAACGGGGGCAACAACGGGTCGGGTACCGGAACCGGAACGGGTGGCACGGGTACCGGCACCGGGGGCACGGGAACAGGTACCGGCTCGTCCGGCACCAATACCTGTCGGTTGCAGGCGCAACTGGTGAGCCAGATCAAAATAGGCTCCTCGCAGGTGGCCTTGATTCTGGGCACTACGGGCCACGTCGGTCAGGTCGAGTACTCTGTTAACCGGGTGAACTGGCAGGATGGCAACGCGGTGATCGTGCCCATCCCGCCCATGCAGATAACTGTTTTTGTGCGCGAGAAAATACGGCCCGGTTGCGAAACGGCTATCGTGGTCGATGTACTACCGGGTTCGGTTTGTAGCACAACCATAACCGGCATTCGCTGGGTATCCGATGTGCCTAGCTGTGCCAAATATATTACGGGCTACCGTCAAGCTTAAAAACATATTAATAACATGGCAATCACTGTAAAGCTGAACGACGGGAAGTGCTACATAGCCCCGGCCGGCTGGTCGGGAAACCGGGCCGACTGCTTCTCGCCGGAGCAGGCGTTAGCCAACGGCTTTGTTGAGGACAAAGACTGCGTGCGGTATAACGCCGGCATCGACGTACCCAATGGGTCAACCGGAAGTGGCACCGGCACCGGGGGCTCCGGAACGGCTACCGGCACATCAACCGCTACCGGTACCTCGACCAGCACATCCACCGGCACGAGTACTGCGACCGGCACCGGGGGTACGGGTACCAATACCGGCACCGGTACGGCTACGGGAACGGGTGGCACGGGCACCGGCACATCGACCGCTACCGGAACAAGCAACGGCGTATCGCTGCTTTGTAACCCCGGCCCTATACGCAAGCTGGCCAACACCGAGGCCGTAACCTACTTCCTGCCCATCGACCAGGTGTTCAGCGGCCGGCCGACTGTCTTTGAGTTATCGTTCGCCCCGCCCATCGGTACGGCCTTGACCTCGGAGCAGGGATCGCTCCTGCTGAGCGAGAGCACGGACGAAGATGCCCAGGGCAACCCGACCTTAGTTCGGTATCTGCAACTGTCACTCAGGACCACAACGCCGGGAGCCATTACCCTGCGATTAACGGCGCGGGTGCCGAACGGACAGCCGGCGTTCTACGACTTCGTGGTTACGACGCTGGCCGCTCAGGGCGTGGGTAGCTTCATGCTTCAGAATTTCAAATCGCGCATCAGCCAGCCCAACCTCAACTTGTTGCAGGTGCTGACCAATGCGGTGGTAACCGGTGTGTTCATCACTCCGGCACCGTGTTCCACGGGGCAGGCGGTGACCGGGCCGGTGAACGACACGGCCAATCTGCCGGACGGCCTGACGCGGCAAGGCGTGTTCCAGTTCTCGGGACGCGGCTTGTTCAATGTGCAGTTCACCAACGGTACGCTCAGCGACACGCTGACGATGAGTTTCCCGCTGCCGGGCCAGGGCGTTGTGTACGACACGACGCTGACACCGGGTACCGGCACCGGCACCAATACAGCGACTATTGCGCCGACCACCACCAACAAGCCCTACTTCCCGATTGGCGAGGTCATGGACATCCCGACACCGGGCGTTTCGACCGGCACGGGTACAGGTACAGGTACAGGTTCGACCGGAACCGGCACCGCGACGCCCACCCCCAGCCAGAGCCCTACCGCTCAGGACTGGGGCAACATTGCCCGCATCGCCTACCGCTCGGACCGGGGAGCCAAAGACTTCGTGGCCTATCTGTTCGTCAATGACAGCCAGGCGTACGACGTGCAACTGGTGCCGCTCGACAACCAGGGCAACCCCAGCCCAAGCGGTTACGTGCGTACCGAAACCGGCAACTTCACGATTCAGGGATCGGCCACCAATTTCAATAGGCGGTATAACTGGCACCCTGGCTTCGTGCAGGGTGGAGCCGACATCAACAACGGCAACTTCACGCTGCGGGTAAAAGACGCCACAGGCAAGGTGACCAGTGTACCGGTGAACCTGACGGGTATCTCGGGAGCCCAATCGCAGATATTGACCTCCGGTGCCGTGAACCCAACACCTACCGCGACGGCGACGGCCACCACGCCACCGCCCAGCGGCTGTACGTTCGGCATTGGCTCCATTACCCGGATTGACGGCAAGACCTACGACGTGGGCCTGACCAACGTCGGCACACAAACCAACTTCCGCTGGCAGGTTTTGGACACGGGCGGTAACGCGATTACCACGGTGCAGGGACCGGTCACGCTGCAAGGCACGAAGTTGATCATTGATATGAACGCGGCCCCAATGTCGCAGGGCACGGCCTACGTGCTGCGGATCGTCGCGGACCGCACCAGCAGCGATACCACGACCTGTAGCGACACCGAAGGCTTCACCTATGCGGGTCCAACGTCTGGAACGCCGACGCCGACCGCGACACCGACCTCCACCGCTACCGGGGCTTGTACGTTCGGCATTGGTGCGATCACCCGCGTTGATGGCAAAACCTTTGAGGTTGAGCTATCGAATATCGGCACGCAAACGGATTTCCGCTGGCAGGTCTTAACCCTTGACGGGGCCGAACTCAACAGTCTAAGTGGCGTCGTTCCGCTGCAAGGCACCAAACTGGTGATTGATATGAACGCGGCTCCGATTGCCAATGGGCAAACCTACGTGCTGCGGATGGTCGCGGCCCGCTCGGCCGGCAGTGCTTCGACCTGTACCGATACCGAAAACTTCACGTATTCGGCTGGCACCGCTACGGCCACCGGTACGGGTACCGCTACGCAGGCTCCTACGGTGGTTGGCAAACGGATTGAGGGCCCAGACACACTCACCCGGCCAACGACAGCGGATTACACGCTGGTCGAAGTGCTGAGTGATGGCAGTACCCGGCCGTTTACCGGAGCGCATACGTTCGCGATCAGCTCGACGCTGTACGGCAACAGCATTGATTCGGCGACCGGTTTGCTGACCCTGCCCAGCAATGTTGGCTCCCCGCCGTCGTCGCAGAGCTTATCCGTGCTGGTGTCCGAAAACGGCAACGGCTACTCTAAGCCGATTACGGTACTGGCCGCAACGCCTACCGGAACAGGTACGGGTACGGGTACCGGAACGGTAGAGCCCAACACGATTACCAAAGTGCAGTACCGGTACGTGCGGGGTGTGGGGTCGGTGAAAGACTTCCTGGAAATCCAGATGATCGACAGCTACCCCGACCAGCCGATGTCTTGGCGGTTCTGGTTATCGTCGGCCACTACACCGACAACCGGGTACGCGCTGTTTGAGCGCAAGTACCAGAACGGATCGCCGGCCACGGATAACATTCGTCGCGCGTTCATCGACACGGCCAACGCCGGCACCCTGGCCGGCAACTCGTACAAGTTCGGCATCACTACGCTGGCGAACGGCAACGCGGGCAACCCTAACCTGCTCACGCTCACCCTGAATATTCCAACAGACTCGACATCGGGCTTTGTCGCCCTCTACCCGTAACCAATCGCTACTATGGCACGTTACCAGTGGCTTAATACGAATGCCGACGCATCGGTGGATGATCCAACCAACGTCGTAATCACCCTGCTCCCGAACGAAAGTAAGGAGCAGGCCGCAGCCCGTAAATCGGCTAACAACGCCGGGGTCAGTACCTCGTCATTTATCCCCAGCCCGTTCCCCTGGCTGAAAGGGTTGCAAATGACCTATACCAGTGCCCGGTCGATGGATCTGGAAATCGCGCCCGAAGGCACGGTGGACATCCGCGTCAAAATACGCCGGCAGGACAACATCAACCTGCTCATGCGCTCGTCGGGTGGGCAGGTGCTCAGTCCCAACAGCTACTACCCGCCCGGTCCTAGATCCAGGGGGGACTTCAAGCAGGAGTGGAGCTACCGGGCGACGGGTGAGGCTGGTTCCGGGATCGGTACCGAAACGCTGGAGATCACCATTGCCCGGTTCGTTAACAACGCTCCGGTCGAAACCGCGACGCTGCTACTCGCTCCGCGCCGGGCGAACCTGACCACGATCTTCGGGCCGTACATACCGGGCAGTGGCAACGCTACGGCTGGCACATCTACGGGCACAAGTGGCACCGGCACGGCTACCGCGACGGCGACGGGTACCGGGTCGGGCTCGCCAGCCTTTGTGTACGAAACGGTAAACGGCAACTGGACCGAGAACAGCACCCAGGTCATGCAGCCCTACGGCATTCCGGTGCGCGGCATACTGCGTCAGGAGTCCGGTGATCTGCGGATCGAGCTGCGGGAAGGCTTTGGTTCGGCCATGCAGATATACCGCCGTGTCAACGGCCAGTGGTTGTCCACGATCAACATGCGCGATCAGGGCCGGCTGGAAGGAGCTTGCCCTTACGCCGGCCCACTCAATTTTGCCGCTGACCAGGGTAACACCTGGTCGTCTATCGGCTACAACCCATTGGCCGGTTCGGTAAACAACCAGTCCGGTCCGGTCGTGGCCAAAGGTATCACCAGCACCGGCTGGCTGTATACCAAGACCCGATTCATTTCCTGGCCGCACAACAACACGTTACTCATGCCGCTGTTCGTGGAACGGTGGGTGAAGATCGACGGCAACCGCATCCGGGTCAAACTGAGGCTGACCCATTTTCGTGACACGGTGGAAGCCGGCTCGCTGCGCGACGCGACGCTGTACGAGGCCAGAGAACAGGAAACGCCCTTCAGCATGATCTGGCCGGCGACCGTTGCCAAATTCTACAACGGACAACAGCCATTTACCAATGCGCCCGCCACGTCCACCAACGGCGTTGGCTGGACGATGAGTTCATTCCCGCTGTCCGAGCCCTGGGCCGCTGTCGAGCTGCCGGAAGGGAAAATGCTGGGTATGGTGTCGGTGGATATGTACAACGCCAACGTCAACTTTACCAACCTGGATGTGAACGAAGCGAGTGCCGAGAACTCGGACCGGTTCATGTACATAGGCGGTCGGCCCATGTCGCACCTGGATCCGAACCAGACCTTTTACTACAGTTACGACTATATCTATGGTTCGGAGTCGGAGATCAGGGCCGCAGCCTACGCCCTGCCCCGCACACCGCTGCCCGACTTCTCGTTCGTAAAATCGAGAGCCGGTTGGGTGGGGCTGGACGGGGTTCAGGACCAGAAAGAACCCTTCACCACCGACAACTGGAAACCGACCTATGTGGGCAAAACGGAAACCATCGCCGGCAACACCGTTACCCATGCCTCGACTACGGCCCTGCACAGCCCGTTTGGGTCGTGGCGGGCGGCTGACTTCGACACGCTGTTCATTCGTACCAAATACGCGGGTGGCCCCACGAAGATGGGCATTGAATTTTTGAAAGTAGGGCAGAAAGCGTCCGGCTTCGATCCCAACAACGCGGGCAGTCTCACGCAGTACCCACTGGGCATCCGGCAGTACGCTACCCAGATCGTGTGGTTCAACCTGATTCCCGACAATCAGTTCCATACGTACGAAATCAACATGCGCTCGAACCCGAACTGGTCCGGGATCATTTCACGCTTCGAGCTGGTCAACGACCGGGAGAATGGATTCGTGACCCCTGGGCAAGCGTTTGAATGGACGTACTTCGGTGCGTTCAACCCCGACATGGCCACCGGCACGTTGCCGGTAGGTAACGGCGTGTACAACAAAGTACTGATCGTGGGCAACTCCATCACGAACCATCCGGCGATACCGGACTGGGGTGGGGGTACCAAAGCCTGGGGCATGGACGCCAGCGCGGCTAACAAGGATTACGTACACATTCTAACCAACTACCTGCGGTCCAAAAACCCGAATGTACAGGTGTGTCAGTTAGGCGATTTCCCGCCCCTGACCATTAACGACGGTAGTTACTTTGAGGGCAACTACTGGCAGTTACAGGGTGGGCTGGAACGCTATAACCCGGCTACGGCTTTCGGAGCCGACGCCATCGTAATTCGGCTTGCGGAAAACGTTACCAATCTCAGCCAGGACTTCACGGGCTGGTACAAAGCGTTTATCAACAAGCTGCGCCAGTCGCGGCCCAATGCCGCTGTGTTCCTCACCACCTCGCTCTGGGAGTCTCTGACGCCAGCGCAGGTACAGGTCAGTAACATGATCCGGAGCGTGGCCAACGATCTCAGTTTGCCGGTGATCGACCTCTCGGGCATACCGGGGTCTACCGATGGCTACGCCAACCACCCCACTGATCCCGTCCATCAGACGATAGCAGATCGGCTCTGGGCGGCAATGAGCGTGACCAGCGGCACGGGTACGCCGACACCTACCGCGACGAGTACCGGAACGGGTACGGGTTCGACGGGCGGCAACAGCGGCACGGGCACCGGGACACCGACCTACGCACCGCCCCCGGTCACAACCAATTTTGACTACCCGATTTTAACCACGAACCAGAACGTGTGGCCGATCACCGACACCCGGCCTTACGAGCGGATTGGTGGGATCGTCGGCCGCAAGATCCGGATCAGCAACGGCTTTATCATGGTCGGGTTCTGGGAGCGGAGCGGGGGTGCGGTCTGCGAGGTCTACGACCTCAAAGGGCCGGAGCCAACCAAAAACATTGTGAACAACGCTGACAACGGCGGTCGTCAGTTGCAGTCGGCGTATTACCGGGGTGGCCGCACCAGCCCCAACCCCAACGCCGAGTTCAGCTTCTGGGCAACGCCACTGGGTAAACTCGACCCCGAAGGCGGGGGTACGGGGAACGACCCGATTACAGCCGGTGACGCGTTCTGGAACCCGTCGCCTATTCTGGCCGTGGCCTGGGACGAGAACCGGCTCTACATCAAATCGCAACTGGTCAACTGGCCGGTGCGCAACGAGGTGACGGACGTTATTCTCGAACGCTGGTTCGTGCTGGTGCCGGGCAAAGCAGCCTGTCGGGTGTATGAGCGCATGATCAACAACCGGACCGACGACAAGGGCATCTACGACGCGTACGGCCAGGAAATGCCGTGCGTCTACGCCAACGAAGAATTTCAGCACGCGGTCTATTACGAAGGCGGTCAGCCCTACGCCAACCAGCCGATTACAAGGACCAACTCGCAGAGTGAGCAGATCCCGTTTGCGATCACTGAGCCCTGGATTGCCAGGGTCAACAACAACAACCGGGGCGTGGGCGTCGCCGGTCCAGGTTTGTACGAGGTGACGCGTAAACGCCAGTGCCCGGACTGCGGTGACGGCGAGTTTGCCGAAGCCAGCCCGTACGTCGCGTGGCAACCGCAGCTTCACATCGACTGGAACCAGGTGCTGTACAACGAGTACCATATCCTGACCGGGCACGTCGATGAAATGCGTCAGTACGCAATGGAGCAGAACTGGCCGCGTACACTGGCCACGAACTTCGCCTATAGCCTGGACCGAGGCCGCTGGATTCGCAACAAAGCAACGGACGGCGGGGTACCTTTCCCGCAATCGGGCTGGACCATTGTACCTACGCTTAAGCAGGCCAGTATCTCGTCCCAGCGGCTGAGCTTGCCGGCGTCGAGTATCGGCAGCGTGTTTATCCGCATGGCGTACGCCGGTCCACTGAACAAGTTCAGGCTCCTGTTCTGGCGGCACGACATGTCGCCCTACGGCCTGCCCATTTTTGTCGAGTTCCCGGTCAACAGCGACGGTCAGATGCGCACGATTGAGGTTCCGCTGTCGGGTAACGGTGAGTGGCGGGGCGTGGTCAACAAAGTCAGCTTCCAACGCTACATCGACTTCGGCACCGAGCGGCAGGACGACCCGGCTCCGGCTGGCGAGCTTTGGCGGGTCGAGTGGATCAATACAGCTAACGTCGCGCCACCGGCCGGCATTAACCCCAACCAGAACGCATGAGTTGCTACAATCCGTATGAGTTACTAGGGCAGTTGTCGCCCGAGCAGTTACAAGGGCTAGGGATAGAGGGGTTGGGTGACACCGTTCACCTCACCCCACCCAGCTCCTGCGGCTGCGGCCCGACCAGCCCGCCCCCTGTCACCGGCTACCCGTCGTATCAAGCCCCGAATCTCTCGGGTATCGAGCTGCGCCGGCAGGGAGACGAGTTGCAATACCGGGTCACCACCGCCAGTGTCTGGACGTCGCTGGGCACGATCAGCAACAACCCGATACAAGACGTTGACTACATCGAAATTTTTGAAAACGAATTGAGCAAGTAAGTATTACACAACAACCGCCATGACTTTAGAACAACGACTAAGTGCCGCGTTTCGACGCATTGCCCAAGAGATTATCGCAAGGACCGGTAAGTTGAGCGACCTGGCCACGACCAACAAAACCAATCTGGTCGCTGCGATCAACGAGGTCAAGCAGTCGATAGCCAATGCCGTGGGCATCAACGACAACGCGTCGTCCAGCAGCTCGACGTATTCCAGCAGTAAAATTGAGCAGTACCGCAACCGGTCCACCCACACCGGTACGCAGTCCGCCAGTACCATCATCGACTTTGCCGATGCGGTTGCCAACCAGATTCAGGCGCAGAAAGGCGCGATTAACGGCGTCGCGTCGCTGGACAGCACCGGCAAGGTGCCGTCCGCCCAGCTTCCGTCGTTCGTGGACGAAGTGATAGAGCGTAACAGCCTGGCTGAATTTCCGGCTACCGGCTCCAACAGTAAGATTTACGTCGCGCTGGACACCAACAAAGCGTGGCGGTGGGGCGGCAGTTCGTACACCGAGATTTCACCCAGCCCCGGTTCGTCGGATGCCGTACCGCAGGGTGTTGTCAACCTGTACACAACCGCTTTAGAAAAAGCAACTTGGAACGCCAAGTACGGGAGTACGGAAATCGGCAACCCCGATACAGATTTTGTCGCTATTATCAACACTGAACTCGCAGCGTAATGAGCCTTGAAACACGAGTGTCCGCTGGTTTTCGGGAGCTGGCTAAAGTAGCTAAAGGGAAGCAGGATTTTATTCTGGATGAAACAGCACTGGAGGCTTATCAGGGCTTAAAAAACCGGGCTACTATAGCTGCGGGGCGTTCATTTGACTACGACCCAACGGGTAGTGGAGCAGATGGCGTATTGACCGTAGCTGCGCCAGGCAAAGGGGGCGGGGCCTGGCGAGCCCGTGTAGATCGTGCCGTAAATCTGCGCGATTATGTGAAAGTGCCGTCAGGCCAAAACGCGACAAGCCAGGTTCAGAAAGCGGTCAATTACTGTATCGCCACGGGCCGAAGCCTATACGTGCCAAGTGGACCAGACATACGGGTTGCCAATGTACTGATCAATAACAGTCTGACTATTTTTGGTGACAGCAATCGAAGCATCTTTGCACTAGCCGAGGACGACGCGTACTGTTTTGTGATCGACACCCTGAATCAGACCTGTCTGCGCGATGTCTTTATGGTGTCGCCACCCACGTACGGGCTCAACACAGGAGGCTTGTACGTGACGGGCGGCAACAGCTACTCAATTATCGACAACTGCTTTTTTCTGAACTGCCAGCAAAGCATTCACCTGCACAATGCCGCGTTTCAAACCATCAAAAACAATCGGTTTCTGGCTGGGCAGTACGGTGTGTGGGTGGAAAATCAGCCACACCCGGACGGCGGGGATAGCATTATAGAAAAGAACAAGTTCCGTGGCAACAGCCTGGCGTCTATTTTTTATAAGTCATCGGGTGGATTAATGGTGTACAAGAATAAATTCCTGCCCCTTGACGGCGTGGAAAATGGCGTTGCCTTCAATATGAGTTTAGCTCCTGGGGCGCAAACCGTTGATTTGTTTATTCAGCAAAACAGTATTGAGTCTTACACGTCTTACGGAATCATTTTACAAATGGGGGCCGGTAGTCAGTTTTATGACGTGCTGATTTCGCAAAACCAGATCGTTGATTATTCGACTAATCCAACCAACGTAAACATTGCCCTTAACGGCGATGGCGGTACGCTTGAAAACGTTTTTATAACCGACAACATACTTAAAACAAAAGGGGATGCTATCTACGCCAACAACGTAAACGGCTTCTTGTCCACCGACAACATTATTGATTCATTCCCCAGTCTCAATTTGCCTTATACCCGAGCACATAACTTAACCGCTTCGGTTACAAACCATAAGGTGTTTGGCAATGTGCAGAAACGACAAGCGTTGCCCGACATTTTGCCCAACGGTGACGGCACAAATCTGGTTTCCTACGGAGCCAGTCAGTCCTTATCAAGCGGACAGAAGGCGCAGGCCAGAACCAATATTGGCGCGTTAGGTACGTCTGACCTAAAGCTGTCCGCCGTAACGGCTGCTTCTGGTGTGCAGTACGCCCCGATCCTCTCGCTACCAGGGTCGTCTGGGGCCAGCTATGATGGCAGTTTGTTGATCGTGTCACTGGGGGGCTATTCGAGTAACGCCAAAAAGGTGTTGACCCTTAACGTAGGTCAACGCGATGCGTTTATAGCCAGCGCGGTTTGTCAGGGCGACAATTCGTCTCCCGGAAAGGTGGTCGCTTACAGAAACGCTGACGCATCCACAACACTTTATATTGTTGTTGACAGCTTTATGGAGGTTGGGGTTTTTTACGTAAAAACCACACAGGCAACACCTGTCTCAGCCCTAACGTTTACCTCTACTACACCCACAGGTACCTTAATCTACGACTCCTCTACCACGTTGCCAATCTTGGAGGCCGGGCAGGATAGTCTGAAAACCAAAGGAAATAAGGTCGCTGTCGTGACGCCTGTTGTTGTTTTAACAAGCTCAGCCACGGGAAGCCCCAACACAAAATACGTAGCCAACAGCTCGTCGCTAATTACCATAACACTACCCGCTGACTCTGCTATTCAGGTTGGGGAACAGGTATCTATCCGGGGCATGGGAACGGGCGGCTGGCGGCTGGCGCAGAACGCAGGTCAGGTCATTCACGGCGCGTCCGACACCACGACGGGGACCGGTGGCTACGTTCAGTCACAGTCCCGGTACGACACCGTGGTAGTGGAGAAGATTGCCGCTAACGAGTTTTCTATTGTCGCCAACAGAGGTACCTTAACGATTATCTAATGCCAAATCGCAGAGAAACCAGCCGAGGCATGTCCATGTCCAGTGTGGATGTTGTCTCGGCCATCAGCAACTCAACGGCTGAAACCGATCTTTTCTCGGCTTCCATCCCGGCCGGCAAGTTGGGCCTGGAGAAAACGCTGGCCCTGCATTACGTGGGTCGGCTAACCACGGGTCTGTTGCCCCCGGCCGTCACGATAAAGGTGTATCTGGGTAGCAGTAGCTTAACCGTGTTCACGGCCGTAGCCCTGCTGGCCAGTGGTAGCAAACCGCTGGTACTCGATGTGCGGATCAGCAACGTGAACAGCATGAGTGCTCAGTACGTCAGCGTCGTTGGTCAGTACAACACCAGTTGCATTACGGCCGACGCGGACTGGACGGTGGATACCACAACGGCCCAGACGCTGCGGGTAACGGCTCAGTTCGTGTCGCTGTCCACCAGCACGTCCATCCAGACCAAAGAAGCCGTGCTCGAAATAAGTTAATAACAATATTTAAACCATATTGCGTATGTTTATCGCCTTTCTAAAACCTATTGTCACCAAAGCGGGCGCAGTCCTGCGAGACGGCTTTCTGTATGTATACCGCAACCCGTTTATTCTGGTGCTGCTGCTGCTGGTGGGGCTGATTCTGTCGCTCTACGTCAGCGGCCGCAAGCAGAATCAACTGGACTACCTGCAACCCCGGCACGACTCGCTACTGGCTCTGTCACAGACCCAGTTCGAGACGATCCGAACCGCCACTACTAAAGTTGAAGCCAACCATGAAACCGAGAAAAAAAACTCACTGGCCGACTCGCTGGCCGCTACTCGTCTGGATAGTGCTGTGCTGCACAATGCCATTGACAGTTTACTCTCAGTCAACCGCGCCTACCGCCACAACGCTAACGCCCCGGCAGCGCGAGGAAGAAATCTACCGGCAACTCGCTGAGTTGAGCCGGATCAGACCCCGCTACGACTCGCTGGTCACGCGCCAGGCTTATTTCGACTCGTTCGTCACCGACGTCAGGAGCGCGATGAAGGGCTGGTGCAAGCGACGGAAAGTGGAAAAGGTCTTGAAACGAGTCGAAAGCTATTCGGCGCATTGAGCGCAATACCCCATCAACCAACCCTATGAGTTTCTGGCAATACTTTTTCGGCTTGTTTGCCGGGATGCCACCCGAAGTCGGGCAGTTTTTCGCCAAACTCATCGGGGGGTCTATCGCCCTGATTTTTTTCCCGCCAACCGGCTGGCGGGGTGGTTTCTCGCAGATCGCCGTCAGCTTTTTTGTTAGCCACTATGCCGCTGCCACCGTGCAGCGCAAGTGGATGCCAGACTGGCCGGTTGAATCGGTCTATGCCATTGTCAGCTTCGCAGGCTGGGCTATTATGAGCGTGGTCGCGGCTATTCTGACCAGGATAAAGGGAAACCCGGATCAGGCACTGAACCTGTTTGACACATTGGCCCAGGCGTATAGCAAGTGGCGCAATATTAGTAAACCCGGTAACGATGGAACCAACAACGTATAACGCTTTCCCCGAACTGGCGCAGGTCATTTTCGACTGGTGGGAAACCCTGGCCCTGGCGGTTGCTGCCCCCGGCCTGGTGATCAACTTTTTCTTCTCCATGCACAAAGGGCGTGTGTACAGGGGAGCGTTCGTGCTGCTGCTGCTGGGCGTCGTCATGCAGATATACATCGACGTGATCACGGCCACGACCCGGCATCCGAGCTGGGCCGACGTGAACCGGCCGATTCTGTACACGGCTTGGGCCTGGACGGTCTGGAGCCGGGCCAGTCTGTACCTGCGGTACTTATATCAGCTACGGACTCAGTACGACACCACGATTGAGCAAGTGTTATCGGTCGAGAACCAGGTCATTCCCTGGCGGGAAGTTGCGCTATTCACGGCGCAAATGGAGCGGTGGCAGAAGTGGGTGCTGGGTGTAATCGCCCTGATTTTTGCGACCGGCGTACTGTACAGCAACGTCAACAAGATTGAAACGAAACAAACCATTTCGATAGCCGCGACCCGGCAGGCCGTGGTGCAGGACAGCACGGCGAAACTGGCTGCTCTGGCGTTGAAACGCCACCAGGACAGTTTGTTTCTGGAGCAGCTACTGGTGCAGAAACAGGAAATGCAGCTCGTGCTGCGGCAACTGGAGCAGGCGAACAAAGCCCGCAACAGCCAGGAGCTGAGCCGGACGAAGGCCACGATGCGGGCGTTGAACGCGATAGAAAAAAGCGTCCGTGAGCGGCTGCAAACCCCTATTCCCAAGATACAGCCCCCGGCGCGGAAGGAGTTTAAGCTACCCAGCAGCCTGCCGCCCGTTCGGCCCACATCGTACCTGGACTCAACGTACCATTTTGATTCGTTAATGATGGCTAAACAAACGTACTGATGCAAATCAAGATTCTCATTCTGCTCCTGCTGGGTACACAGGGAGCCTTGGCCCAGTTCCGGATCTATCCGGTTGGTTCTCAATACGCGATTGGCGACGCCCAGGGTACGTTTGTCCGGTTCCGCGACGCCAGGGATGTAAGCGTCGTACTCTACCCCGGTACCGCAACACTCACGGTGTCGGGTGAGCCGGTGCGCTACGCGACCTACGACACGTTTTTGAACCGCGACGGCCAGCCCTACGGCCTGACCTATGCCGACGCGCTCAATAGCTGGCGAACCACGATAGGCAACTTTACCACGGTTGGCTCGGTACTCAACGCGACGGTGGATTACACCACCAGCGGTAATACCGTGCCGGCGACCGGGGCTTTCAAGTACATAACGGAAAACTTGGGTGGGCAAACGGCGACACTGACCTATGGTGGGTTTGTGTACACGCTGAATCCCGGCGAACAGCGGCTATTTAGTACCGAGCTTGATTTGTCCAGCAACAAACTAACCCCGCTGTCCAGTCTAGTGGTGAACGCAACCGGAACGACCGTACGAGTTCTAATCTTTAAACGTCAATAACATGCTTCGACTTTGGCTTTTTTTGGTCTACGCAACATTACTTAGTACGAGTACCTTAGCGCAGCTAGTTATTCGGCCACCCGTAAGCGGTACGGCAACCAACGACCCTGCATTACGCAACGACCTTAACCTGGTTCAGTCCCAACTCGAAGTCTTGTCCTCAGTACCGGCTGCATTAATACAGCGTGTGGTCCATGTCGCGGACATCCCTAGTTTAACAGCTACAACGGGTAGCTCGGGCCTGGCGGTCCACGTACGCGACGGGGTGCGGGGCGGTAATTTCTGTTATATGCCATCCGGCACCCCGGATGGCGGGTGCGTCTTTCCGGCATCAGGCGGGGGCGTCTGGGTGCGGCAGTTTCGCGGCCCGGCCCGCTTTGAGTGGTGGGCACCCGTAGCGGGCGACGGAGCCGACAATACCGCGCTGCTGGTCTCCGCGCTAACGTCGGTCAAGTCGCTCAATGTGCCCGAAGGTCGTTTCTGTTTCCGACAGATTACGATTCCGCGCGGGTGTCGCATCGGGGGGGTAGCGGGCAAAACGACGCTCGTACTCCATCCTGGCGTTGTGGGTCAGTCAAGCCCCAACCTCGAACAGCCAGACCAGGTAACGGGCTGGCTAAACGCTAGTCAGGATTCCATTACGATCGAGAACCTGACGCTCGATCTATCACTCAATACCACGCCCGTCTCGGCCATTAAGTCGTATTCGACTAGTGTGAATAGTCTGGTGATCGATCACGTAAACTTTAAAAACGGCATCAACCCGTTTGTGTATCACTGGACATCGGCACCGTTCAGTGGGTTACAGATTACGTTTTGCAAGTTCCTGTCCGGTACGAACGCGATCAGCGTACGCGGCACCTCAAAAGGCCGCAGCGATGTTTTAGTTGACCATAATAAATTCGATGATTGTGGGGGGAATATCATCGGATTGGAAGACAACTTGAATATTAACGACCTGCGGTTCGACGTGTATTTCGACTGTCAGGTCACTAACAATACAATCGTTAATTGTCGGGCAGGCGCCGGGGCGGCCGGACCGATACCCATCGAGTACCACGGTGTCACTCGGGGTGTCGTATCGGGAAACACGATTAACACAGGCACACGCGGTATCGGTATATCGACCTCGCAAGGAATCGTTGTTAGCAAAAATGTCATCACCAACCAAAGTGCCTACGCGTTTGAGACATCCAAAATCAGGGGGGTATCGTTCCTGAATAATATCTCTACCAACAATCCCAAATTCATTGCCCTGACGGGTGCTGACGGCGGGGTTGCGTTCGTGAACCGCGACGTGCTGATTCAGGGCAACCAAGTTACCGGAACGGGCCTGAGTAGCTGGAATGCTGCCGACCCCCCATCCGCTATCCAGTCCACTTACAACGACGTTATTGAGAACTGGACAATATCCAATAACAAATTTGTCAACCTGGAATTCACAGAATCGGTCATCATGCTTCGCGGGGCGCATGTGACGCCTGGCGTCAAGTCGGCAGCCCTCAGCAGAAAGATTTTCATTACCAACAATCAGTTTATCAGCGACTCGGTGATGACCCCAATCCAGGCCATTGTGGTGGAAGGCAACCAAGTCTATATCGAAGGTAACCACTTCCTGCGCTCAGCCGACTACACGTCAGCCACGCACTACCAATCAGGAGGGGCGGTCGTCAGCACCACAGGGTATATCAGTCGCGGGCCGTTGGACGATGTGAATATTAACAGGAATACGTTTCAGTTCACCGGCACAAGGGGCTCTGGGGCGTTCAGCGCGGTTGGTCAGTACTTGTCGTTCGTGGGCCAGTCACTGTGTACAAACCTGTCGCTTCGCAGCAATCACATTAGAGGGAACTATCGGTACGGGATATACACCGATGAGATAGACGGTAAGACGTTTATAGACGGCAACGAAATTGATGCCGCTGTGCAGACGCCCTACCAGCTCAGCCCATCCGTCGTGTTGCGCCAGACCCTGCGGAGCCATGATGGAACATCGGCCCCGACGACCGGCACGTGGCGGCTGGGCGACCGGGTGCTGAACAGTAATCCCGCGCCCGGAGCGGTCAGTGGGTGGGTCTGTATCACAGCGGGAACACCGGGCGTATGGGCCGACTTGAGCCTCGCTGGTTACGATTACGCCGGAACAGGAAGCCCTATAGGCGTTATAGCCGCTCCCGTAGGAGCTATTTACCGAGACATCACCGCCGGAACGGGTCGGTTTTTCTACAAAGGGTCCGGTGTTACAGGAAACACGGGCTGGCGGGAAATGGCGCAGGCGGTAAGCCCTACGCTGTCAGGTACGGTATCGTTCTCGCACACCGATGGTATCGGTGTGCGATTCATTACAGCGGGCCAGGCGTCGGGACACTGGTTTCAGTCGTCTGATCCTAACGAAACATTCCTATATACGACAGATGCCGCTCAAACCCGCTTTGAGTTGAAACTGGGCACGGCCCGTTCAAACGATGCGACGGTCGGCCTGAGATATATCACGGGCACGCTGGGCGGTGGAACAGGGGTGCTGTCAATCGGTCAGGCATCCAAGAATCTCTCAGGCTGGACGCATGGGTTCACGCGCCTGTACAATATGGGCGTGATTACTATGACAACAACGCCCACCAACCGAGTTTTGATTGGCACGCAAACGGACAATGGGCGGGATATTGCACAACTCGCCGGCTCGCTGTCTACCAGTGCGGTCTATGGCGCAGGAGCTGCGCCCACGGTAGCCGCTGGGGCCGGGGCCGGTACGGGGCCAACCGTATCAATCGTAGGAACGGCTACGGCTGGGATAATTACTGTCGTCACAGGTTCTGCGCCGGGAGCGGGCACGTTGGCCACGCTTACATTTCCCACGGCCTATGTGACCAATGCGCCCATCGTCGTTGTGTCTGGAGCGCAGGGCACCTCGCTGCCCGCATTCACGACAAGTGAATCCACGACCGGCTTTTCTGTCGCAACAACCACCGCACCCAGCGGGAGCACGACTTACCGCTTCTCCTACATCACCATTGGCCGCTAAACAGCTATGGCAAAAAAAACCTACCCCGACTTTGGCAAGTGGCTGACGTATGCCGAAGCCATTAAGTCCACCACTGCCATCCGGCTGGGCATAGACAATACACCAACCCAGGCGCAGTATAACAACATGAAGCGGTTATACGACAACGTGTACGCCCCGCTCTGCGACCACTTTGGCTACAAACTGCCCGTCAGCAGCTTTTTTCGGACTCCGGCCCTGAACAGTGCGGTGGGTGGGTCGAGCACGTCTGATCACCCAAATGGCAACGCTATCGACATTGACATGGACGGGGCCGGTCGCGAACTGACCAACAAAACGCTCTTTGCGCACGTCAAAAGCCAGGTGGATTTCGACCAGTTGCTGTGGGAGTATGGCACTAAAGACAAACCCGAATGGGTACACATCGGCTACCGGGGAAAAGGCAAGAACCGCAAGCAGGTGAAATATATATCCTGA